TAACCCGTAAGTTTTACAGACCCACTTTCTAGTGAGCCTGTAATACTTAAGGATATTCATTTCACGCAGATCCTGCGCGGTTAGTCTCACTTATTAAGCTAAAGTGATTTGACAAGCTGTTATTCCTAAATCAAATTGTCCTGAAAAAGGAACAATACCATTAGCTACATCAGTAATAACTATAGGTGTTCCTTTATAATCTGCGTTTAAAGCAGCTTGCATCATTTCACACGCAGCTTTAAATTTACCAGAACCGTGTATTAGTAATACATGATCATCAGCAGCTGTACCAGCTAAAGATTTAAAAGAAAATCTTGTAGCAGTAGCGCTAATAGAGTCAGCTCCTAAATAATTGACAGCAGGTAAAACAACACCGTCATTTTCTGTAAATGCTGTTGAAGCAGCGTGCGCATTAGTTGCATTAAGCACAGAGTGAAATGGTACTACTTTAGTATCAGTGTCACCAGCCCCTAAGTAAGAATATACTGTTACTGTTTCACCTAAACTTAAGTTGTAACCTACAGCTGTTGATACACCTGTAAAGGTTAACGTACCATTACTAGCGTGTAAAGCTAAATCATCTGAGTGTATTCTAGTTACTTCTCCAGCAGCAACGTTAGCAGGCGCAGCAAAAGCAGCACCTGTGTTAGCATCTATTGTATATTGAGTACCTCTATGACCAGTTTCGGCACCATCAGCAGTTACAGTAACAATTAAGTCTGTAGCAACTGTTCCTGGGTTTACTATGTTTCCAAATCCATCAGCAGCATCAGTTAAATCTACTGTTTGAGCATCGCCATGACCAGAATCATGCACTTGATTAGCTACAACAGTAAACGTCTGCTTTCGGAAACCCATAAATCTTAAAAAGTTTTTATTTTCGTTATTCATTTTTTTTATTTTTTATAAGTTAATATTAGACAGCAGAATCTACTGTGCATCCCGTTATGTGTTCACTACAAAACGTATTGTTAAAAACATCAGCTATAACTACAAATCCATCACCTGGATTAGAGTTAATAGCAGATACAAGATCGTCCATAGCTTCTACTAGTTTACCTTCTGTTACAGCTAAAACAACTGAACCTCTACTATTACCATCACCTACAAATCCTTCGCAAGTTAAATAAATAGCATCAACATCAACAGTTCCAGCAATAGCACCTACAGCAATACCTAAAACTGTAGAAGCTGGTATCATCATAGCTTTGTCATCAGCAGCCGGTTCAGCTGTGTGAGCATTGAAATATAAATAATTTTCTCCTTTCATTTTTAAATATTTTTAATTAGGCTGGTGTTATTACTAGTGTATTCGTACCAGATAAGAAATTTGTAGCCTCTCCTACAAAATCTGTTTGGTAAAATATACCGCCTCTTGGGTTAGACAATACTGCAGCTAATTCCTGCATTAATAATTTTACATCAGATGAGCCCATTGTTATAATAACCCGATCATCTGTAGCAGCTCCATCTCTAGAGGCAAAATGTAGAGTTACTTCAGCGGAACCCGTAACATTTGCACCTAAAAAACTTGAAGACTTATACATTTGGCCATCGCCAGTAGCATCGGCCGCGTCTGTTCCTTCGTTAAACCAAAGGAAATTTTCATTATACGCCATTTTTTTGTTTTTTTAATTAATAATTTGTTTTCGTTTTAAAGTTTAAGGTTTACGGATTATGGTTTGGGCTTAATCTACTAGAACAACGTCACCATCACGAATAACTCTATAAAGAGTATCTTTCCATGATATGTCGTGTCCAGCGTGTTTATCGTAATATATCGTGTCACCATCTTTTAATCCTTCTACAAGATTTCCACATGATATTATATTTGCTTTTATATAACGGTTGTCTACATCTGTATTGTCCGTTACTATAAGACCAGCAACCTTTTTAGGTTCTGCCTTTATATTTTTTACTATTATATATCTATTGATCGCTTTCATTCATTCTCATATTTGAAATTACACAATCTGCAGATATTATTGTTGATACTACACTTACCGCGTTTTTAAGTGCGGACTTAGTAACAAGCACTGGATCTATTACTCCAGCATCAATCATTTTTATTCTTTCTCCAGTTACAGCATTAACCCCATAGCCCTCGTGATCCTTAGTATCTTTCATAATAGTAATACCAGCATTAGCTAATATAGTATGAAAAGGAGCTTGAATAGCTTTGAGTAATATCTTTTCACCTACCGCTTTAGCGGTGATTTTTTGAGAGGCGTTAAGAAGAGCGACCCCGCCACCAGGGACAATTCCTTCTTTTAACGCCGCTCGGGTAGCATAGATGGCATCCTCCACCCTGTCTTTTTTCTCCTTCATCTCAACTTTAGAATCAGCACCTACTTTTACGATTCCTACAGAACCTGATAGCATAGCTAATCTTTGTTGATGTTTTTTCTTAATGAATGGATTTTTATCTTCTTTGTCAATTAGTTTCTGTATACCTTTAATCCTTTCTTTTAATTCTGCTTCTGGAGTTTCTATAGTTAATACAGTGTTTTTACTATCTGTAACAACTGTATAAGCCTCTCCCAAACAATCTATATCTATAAGATCCAAATCGTCACCTAGTTGCTCATTAATGACCTTTGCTCCAACTAAAAACGCTAAATCTTCTACTGTATCTTGTTTAGTAGGACCAAAGCCTGGTAAATCAACGATGTTAACCTTTATATTACCTTTTACTTTATTCATAAGAAGAGCAGCTTTGACTTGCTGATCTACTGGTGCAACGATTAATAATGATCGTTTAGTTTTTACAATATGTTCCAGTATCGTTTGAATTCTTCTTATAGTTGGTATTTCTGAAGATACTATTAATACTAACGGATTATCAAGTTCACAAACCTGTTTATCTTTATCAGTAATAAAATGTGGTGATGTAAGTCCTGAGTCGATTTGAACACCATCGACAACTTCAACGTATGTCTCTTCAGTTGGTGACTCTTCCATTAGTACCACACCATCTTTACCTACTTTAGTATAAGCTTCTGCTATAATCTTTCCTAGTTCTTCATCATTATTACAACTTATTGAACTAACAGATTCCAGCATATCGCCCTCGATCTTGACAGAAATCTTATCTAGGTAATCATTTACCTTTTTAAGACCGGATTTAATCCCGTCTTTTATTTCTCTAGTGTTTTTATCACTATTATTTACTTCTTTTAAAAGAGATTCAGCAAGCACGGTAGCCGTAGTAGTACCATCACCTGCTTCTCTTACTGTGTTTTTAGCAGCTTCTTTAATAAGGGTTGCTCCCATATTTTCAACCGGGTCAAATAAGACAACAGATTCTGCTACTGTTACACCGTCTTTTGTAATCACCGGGTTTCCACGTGCATCTTCGTATATTACACACTTTCCAGACGCTCCAAGAGTGGATTTTACTGCTTTTGCCAGCTTTTCAACACCAGCTACTACCTTATTTTTTGCGTTTTCGCCAAAGTTTACATCCTTGACAATCTCGCTAGGCTGATTGTATTCCATTTTTATTATATTTGATTAAATTTTATTAAAATATTAAGAAAACAGACTTAATAGATATATAGTATAGAAATATTGTAAATAATATACCTATCCACCCAAGAGCTATTAAGCCTATTTTGCTTAATAACTTCACTATTCGAATGTTTTTACAACTTTAGGACCTTTTGTAGCCTCTAATTTCTTTGAGAAATGGTCAACGCTTCCATCAATTGCTGCTTCAGCGCCTTCTATGGTCTCTCTACGTGTAACATCATGCCAATTTTTATCATTATCTGGATCTGACACTTCCGTTTGGTAAAATCCATTCGGTAATTGTGTAATTCTCCAGTTTTTCTTATCAGCTAAATGCTCCCACTGGTTAATAGTTTTTTCATTCGGTTTACTTGTGCTAGTTAATGTACTAGTCTTGTAGTATAAATAAGTCATTTTGGTTTGTTTTTGGTTAATATTGACTTGGTCTAGGGTCTTTCCCTATTTTTTTCGCTTTCCTTCGCGTTTTGTTCCTTTACCATCATTTCCTCTATTCTTTTTCACGCTCTTAAACTTCTTATCCTTATGATCGTAATCTTTACCTTTTATATTTTTACCATCCTTTTTAGCTTTCCTACGCTTACGTTGGTTTTCCGCTTTTTTCTTCCTACGATCAGCCGTCTTAGCAGCGGCTAAATCCCTTTTCTTTTTCGCAGCCCTAGCTTTTATTGATAGTTTTTGTTTTGCCATAATCTATATTATCACATAGTAAACTACTAATTTACACTATTAAATAGATAGAGCGAATACAAGAATTAAGATAAGTATGTATATTATTGGTGATATGTCTAATTTTTTTTCCATGTATTTATAATCGCTGCTCATTATTAATATTTAATTAATATAGTATTAAGTAATTGTTAAGTGTGACAATTGCCTGTTACTAGTTATTATTAATAACCTAATGTCACATAAAAAAATATTATGAATATAGAGAGTTTGTGTTGCCCCCTCTCTCCCCGTCACCCCGCCTATAATAAAAGTCAAACCCTAGGACCCCACGGCCCCCTGTTTTCCATGTTTTTCCCCATATTTTTCACGTTTTACCTTTCGTCGTGCATGATACCTCAGCTGGCTATCCCCAGTCCTCCCATATATCTAACTATAATCTCGCCATGTATAGCATATTTACAAGCCAGATACGACCTCGTCAGGATAATATATGTAGATAATAACTTAAACAATACAACATGTCTAAACTAATCAACACAACTATCAATGTAATCTATGTAGCAGGATTCTTATGCTTATTCGCCTTCACTATTCACACAGTAATTACTCAAATATAATTACAAAGCTAATACGACTACATATTGATAATATATATGTAAAAAGAAACAACAATAACAGTAATAACAATTCACAAATGCAAATTAAATTACAATTGTAAACATTGAGAAGTCGAGTAGTACTAGTAATGTAAAAATATCAAATAAACAAATTACGTACTTTTACAAACTAAAAACGAACTAATAAAGATAATATAATAAACAAATAAACTAAATTAAATTAATAACTAAAATAAATTAACTATGTCAAATTTAACTAACACATTAACAACTAAAAGATTTGTAATCAGAAAAAGTCTAATTGGTAAAAATACAATTATAACTTTTGTAAACAAAAAACAAGAAAATGTTTCTTATAATCATGATGAAGTATACAATACTCACAAAGAAAGATTTGAAAGTATGAATTGTTTTCAGAAATATAAGTCATACACTAATTCAAATTGTGTACCAAGTTTCTGTCGCGACTTACAAACAATAGTAAAATAATAATTTTGCTATACACGCCCGAAGTCGAGTTAGTTCCACTTGTTTCCTCGTAAAAAAAATGAATGAGTACACTGTAGTAATGGTTTTTGTGAGTTCGATTCTCACACTACAACAAATATTAATAAGTAAAAATATGAATATGTCAACAATAATAGCAATATGGTTAACACTCGGAATACTAAAATTATTAGTAGCATTAATACCAGAAGAAAAAGAATAATACAAACAAAATACGATAAGTATTTGATAATATAAATGTAAAAAATAAATAAATATGTACGAAGCATTAGAACACTGGAAAGAATATCAAAGAAAAAAAAGAATTCAACAAGAAATGGACAAATTCTTAAACAAATTAATAAGTAAAAATGGAATAACTAAATATTAAATTATGAAGAAAATAACAAGAAATATATTAGTAATAGGTGGAGTAGCAATACTATCTGCATTTACTACAAACAAAGTAAATGACCAATTTGAGTTAAATGAAATTGAAAACACCGCATATGATATGATTGAGTGGATAGTAGAAGATGTAGCAAATGGTCATGTAGATAGTACTTACGCTGACACTTATATAGATAATTTATATGAAATAATAGAAAGAGTAGATAAATTACAAGCAGTAGACTGTGAAAACTGTGATGAAATAGATTAATTATGAGTAAAAGAAATTATAAAATAACAAGAAAAGAAGGTGAATGGTATAACACCGAAGTAACTGATAGTTATGGAAATGAATATCAAAATTGGTTTGAAACTGCTCACGAAGCTTGGAAATGGATATACTATGTATGGGAAAAAGAAGATTGGTTTAACTCGGTTAACTCGCAAGAACTACTCGCGAATGCTATACACGAAGCACATAAGCGCGACCAAGAATCAGGTATTTTAAAGAATAATAGAGACGGATTAGACTAATGGGAGAGTGGATAATATTAATATTAATAACGGCTATGGTAGGTAGCTATTTAATGAGAGAAGAAATATGAATAAAATAATAGTAATTTTAGGTGCGTTTTTAATCACTTCATGTGGAACATTTGCTCCATTAACAGAAAAAGAAAAAGAATTAGAATACAAAATAGATAAATTATATTTAGAATATACTTATAAAAGAGATTCTTTAATAATAGAATATCATAAAGAAAGATAAATACAAAACAAATACGAAAAGTAATTGATAATATAATTAAATAAAATATATAACATGAACACAATCAAATTCTTAAAGCCAGATATAACTACTGGTAAACAAAAAATTCAATTAAATGGTATAACTTATAAACCATATACTATCTGTCAATTAGCAGATACTAAGTTCGGTGAAGTAGATAAAGATGGTTTTTCTCACATTACCACTTGGTTTAATTATAAAGGATTTACTTATGTTGCAGTGTAAATGTAACAATATAATACCTCAAGGCAGAGCCGACTTAGGTTACAAAGTGTGCGTTGACTGCTCCACGACCGAGCAATACGGTTGCGCACCACTAATCAACCACAAAACCGGTAATTCCATACAGATTATGTCAAGCAGTGACGCTGCACGTATATCTAGGTTGACTCAACGCCGAGGTTATGGAACACTATTAAAATAATATAATATGAAGAAACAATTTAACAATTTTGTAGAAATAGAAAGGATGTTGCAATTCCTTGATATTCAAGAGGTTACAACTAAAAGACAAAAGAAAAATGGTACACGTGAATTTAAGTTGCCAGTAAAATGTCAGTACGGTAATGCTATACACGTCGCGAGTTTTGCTAGTGGTTATGTTAGACGTACTAAAGCAGGTGGATATTGCCCGAGTTGGCAACTAAACAAAAGGATTGAAAGTGAAACAAGATTCTATGGTCCATTTGAAGATGGTACATACAGAGAATATACTACTCGTGGTTGTAAACTAATACCTAACGAGCAAGACAGACTAGAATACTTAATAAGCTTTTGTCTCAAAAACTATTACATAGGTTACGCTAATATGCTATCAAGTGGTAAGTTTGTACCTAAATGGAAGTATGAAAATGAAATTAAAACAAGAAATAGTATTGCTGATGTAATATTTCCTGAAAAAACACAAAGCGTACAAGTAATAATAGATGGACAAAGATATAAAGTAATATGATGAGATTATTTAGAAAAAGATTAGGACAAAATGAAAAATTAATTAGAAATATAGAAGAATATGACAAAAAAGAGAAAACTAAACAGCAAAAATCCAAAATACATGGACAAAAGTCAATTAAACGAAAAACCAATAAAGAAAAAAGTATTAATGTGTGAACCGAAAGGTGTTAAAGTATATGGTGTTTGGTATGAATAAAGATAGACAAAATAAAGATTCGCTATTGTTTTTAATAGTAGCTTACATAGGAATAGCTGGATTGATAATAGGAATTGGAATAGGTAAGTTATTATAACGAGGTGAGGGTGGTAGCGCGTGAGACGTGTAGCGGAAGTACAAAGATCAGGTTAATTCTTGAGCCGCATCTTACTCACTTGGCAGAACGGCAGGATAAAGTTGAAACCACACCTGCCCGACCTCGTTTTATTACAAACTAAATACGAATAAAGTAAGATAATATAATAAAATTAAATAATATGAATGAAATGGATTTAAAGACCAAGATTGAAGGTCTAGAAAAAGCAATCAAAGAGCATCAAGACTTTGCTACTAATTATGAAAGCAAGTTAAAAGCAACTAAACAAGAGTTAGAAGATTACAACAAACCAGAAATTACACCAATGATGATGGATGAGATTCATGATGCTGTAGAAAAAGCTGTTGAAGATTTTGACTTTAGTAATACAGATAACTATGAGTTTGAGTATGGTATGGAGTATGATGGTAAAGTATATTGTGAAAGTGTTGGTTTACAAGCTGCTTATGAATTAACAGAACAAATAGTAAATAATGTATGTAAACTATTTAAAGAAGCTGATTGCCCTGAAGACGAACCAACTGCTGACCAATTAAATAAAGAATAATATGAAAAAACTAACAAGTAAAAAAGTACAAGACTATATGTCTTATAGAACACCAGATGAGTTTACTCACTGCCCTAAAGCTATTGCTGCTGCTTGTAATGATATGGCTGAAGATAATTACGGTAATCATTTTGCAAAAGCAGCTGACCCACTAGATTATATGAGATTATTATTCTTTAATGACCCAATTAAAGGTTTATTCACACATAGCTATGGTTTTCATACGGCAACAGGTAGAGCAATTATTGAACAATTAAAAGAAAGATATTATGAGCACAAGAGCACAGATTAGATTTGCAACAAGAGAAGTTGGCGTGAGCTTTAATGAGCATCCAAATGCTATACACGCGCAGTTCTATAACCACAGTGATGGCTATCCAGAGGGATTAGGCGTAGAGATAGCCGAGTCATTATTAGATTCCACAAAATTATCAGGATGGGAAGTAGAACATTTAGATACAAGACACGGTGATTTAGAGTATATATATTATATATGGCAAGCACCGTTAAAAACGACATGGATAAGTATATTCGAAGGTATGGGTAACGGCCTTGACTTTGAATGTATCTTTGTAGGTGAACCGCAAAAATTATTAGATAAATACAAAATAAATACGAATGAGTAAAGATAATAAACGTGTAACAAATAAACAAATATTAGACAAAATTAATGATCTTAAAGTAGGTGATGAAGGTCTTAACAGGTTGGCAATCAAGATCGTAAGTCGTATGGTAAAATTAAAATCTATGGAAGATTGGTTTCACCACGTGTCCAAGTCTGACATAGCTTGGTCAACGGCTTACCAAGATCTTGAATTAACCGAAGAAGAAAATGCATTAGGTGAAGCAGCAAAGCTTATGACATTAATGAACCTGTTTAAAGAAGATGAAGCATATGAAAAATGTGCTATTATTAAACAACGAATGGACGAAGTAAATAAAATATTAAAAAAAGGAAATAGATGAGAAAAAAACCAATGTTAGCTTATCCAGCAAGTGACAAACCAATTAATTATGATAAACCAGTATTTATGCAACCAAAGCTTGACGGTGTTAGATGTGTAATACAATATGAAGGTGGTGGTATGCCAAAAGCTTATTCACGTACAGGTAAAGAATGGAAAAATATTGACCACATATTATTTAATCTTACCCCGTGGTTTGCTCTTAACCCTAATGTTATACTCGATGGCGAGCTGTATAATCACGATCTAAAAGATAATTTTGAAAAGATAATATCGTTAGTCAGAAAACAAAAACCAGATGACATAGATATGATAGAATCAGCTGATATGGTGCAGTTTCATTGTTATGATATTATAGATGAGACTAAAACGTTTGAAGAACGTAATACTTTTATCGAACAAGCTGTACCTCGTAATCACTGTATTCGTCATGTACCAACTAGAGCTATAGATAATGAGAATCTTGCTAAAATGATTCATAAGCAAAATTTAAAAAATGGCTACGAGGGTTCTATACTACGTACTAACGATATGTATAAGTGTGGTAGATCATGGAATTTACGTAAGTTTAAAGACTTTAGTGACGATGAAGCTTTATTACTTGATTGGGTTGAAGGTAAAGGTAAGCGTAAAGGTACTATCGGTAAATTTATGGCACAAGATTCTGAGGGTAATATATTCGGTATGCCTGTTATGGATAAGTTTCAATATTTACAAGATAATTTTGAAGAAATGAAAACATGGGTTGGTAAATTAGCTACGTTTACATATTTCGAGCGTACAAAAGCTGGTAGTTATAGACATCCATTATTTAAATGTATTAGAGATTATGAATAGAAATCAACAACAAATGTATAAGGACATTAGCGACTTAACTAAAGCCTTAACTAAACTAGTAAAAGTAATAGAAAAATTAGCAAAACAACAGAACTTATGACAGGAAAACAAGAAGAACAATTATTTAAGTTACTAACAGATATTTTGTGGACGCTTAAGAAAATAAAAAAAGATAGAATAGTAAGATCAAAACCGTTTAATAAATGACAAGAATAAACGTAGGAATACCACCAGCTGAATTAATTAATCAACATTTAATAGCTGAGCATAGGGAAATAAAGCGTATACCAAATTGTATTGCTAAAGGTAAATATAATATGGATGGTATACCTGATAAATTTAAATTAGGTACCGGCCATGTTAAGTTTTTCTATAACAAGTTATTATATCTTAAAAATAGATATATTAGTTTGTATGATGAGTGTATTAAACGAGGATTTAACGTGCAGAATTACATAGGCGCATGGGATAATGTACCACAAGAATTAATGAATGATTATAAAGTAAAAAGTAATGATATAAAAATAATAAAACAGAGAATATATGAGCGAAGATTTAATAAATAGAATAAAGATATTTAATGAAATTAAATACGGTAATAATGATAATGAAACAAGAATTATTTTTACAACATTAAGACCAGAGGGGACTGTGACAACAGCCCCTAAAAATAAAGAGTAAGAGGCTAATGTCACACAACTTAACATATTTTAACGATAATCGCATTGTCTATAAAAGAGATCCAATAACAGATAAACCAGATCAAGAAAATAAATATTACATGTTTTATCTTAATGGTACGTATGAGTGTTATCATTTGTTTACTAGTAAAGCTAAGATAACTACATTCAAATCACTTAAATGGCATTTATTAGTATTATGGTATTTAAATCCTCAACTTGATCAAGATCAATTTATGAAAGTAGCAGAGATATTAGCTGATAAACGTAATGGATTTACGAGCTTTGCTATACACGCTGACCTTCTACGTAAGATAGTATATGAGGTATCAATGCTAGATTTAGATGAACCACCTAAGAATAAATTACGTAAGGTTATATTTAAATATGGTAATCGATTGTCCAAAGAAGAGAAATTAAGAATTGTGGGAGAATTAATAGGTAGATCTAAACGTATACACGCAGATGATATTTATCAATGCATGTTAGATATGAATGACATGGGTAAAAAAATTACAATAAGTAGAATAGCAGGTTTGCTAGACTGCTCAACTAGAACTATACATAGAAATATGTGCGAAGAATTAAAACGAGAAAAGGAATTATTAAATAAACAATTATGAAAAGATTAATATATGATTTATATTATGCAAATGAAATAACTAAAGAAGTGGCAATAAAACTTTTAGATAAGTGGAGCTATGGATATAACAAAAGAAGACAATACTAATGAAACATTATAATATACAGAATTATATAAGATATAAAAACGATTTAGAACAATCTTATAAAAGATTAAAACAAGCTTATGATTATAAAGATTATAATAGAAATGAGTTAATATTATTATTTATGCCACTTGTAGAAAATATAGCTAGAAAGTTTGCGACATCACAACAAGCTAGTGGGTGCATGAGTATATTGGATATAATACAAGAAGGTAATTTAAACTTAATTAAAGCTGTTGATCGTATTGATTGGGATAAATTACAGGAATCGGAAGATCAAGAGAAAACTATGAAATCGTTTTTATCTAAAAGAATTAAGGGTGGAATAAGAAGAGCTATTGACACAAACAGAGGACAAATGAGATTACCAGAACACGTAACAAACGAGATACGTAAAAACTTTGGTAAAGATAAAAAAGCTGTAGCAATGTTCTTTAATTCTATATTTTTAAGTATTGATGCTGGTACTAGAGAGGATGATGATATATTTTTACAAATAGAAGATAAATCAGAGCCATATAATATTCAATTTTTAAATATGTATCTTACATCTTTACTAAAACAACACTTAACAAATAAAGAGTTTCACGTGTTAAGATTAAGTTATGGATTGGATTGTGACAAGCATTCAGCAAAACAAATAGCAGAATATTTAGATATAGAAGGAAGCGGAGCCTATGTAAGGGTTTCACAGTTAAAAAAGCAAGCAGTAAGTAAATTAATAGAGAACGTAGACCACTCGCAAGTGATTGATTTTCTGTAAGTTACTATTGTAAATTAAATTAAAAATGTGTGATTATATATACACACCAAAAGACCAATATTATGAAAGAATTAAACCAAAAATTAGCGGTCATTCAGACTAAGCTAAAAGCAAAAAAGTCTTCATACAATAGCTTTGGAAAATACCACTTTCGTAAAGCTGAAGACATCTTAGAGGCTACAAAGCCTTTCTTAATTGAACATGGCGTCTCGGTTACTCTTAATGAAGAGATAATAGCTACAGATCCTGTTCCAACACTTAAATCAACAGCAACAATATCAGATGGTGAAAATGCTATACACGCCACAGCGGTGGTTGGTGTAGACCTTAATCAAAAAGGTATGCAAACCGCCCAACAATTTGGTGCCGCTTCTTCTTACGGTAAGAAATACGCATTAGGTAACTTATTCTTAATTGATGATACTGAAGATGCAGATGCCACTAATGATCACGGTAAAAAATCTAACGTGGTTAATAAGATTAAAAAAGCAGCGGCAACACCTATAACTGCGGAGCAAATGAAAAAAGCTAAAGAATATATAGCCGCGGGTGGTAATATTGAAGCTATTGAAACAAAATATAAATTAACAGATGAACAAAGAAAAAATCTTACAGAAGTTAAAAAATGATGAAGATTACTACGGAGAGTTTGGTAATAAGTTTTTATCTAACTCACACGTTGGTAAACTATTGAAAGATCCATTGAGAGCTTTCGAACCAAGTAAACCATCTCCAGCGTTTTTAGTTGGTGGATATTTCCATACTTGTATTTTAGAACCAGATAAGTTAGAGAAATACAAAGTTGTTAAATCAACCACTAGAAACACTAAACAATATAAAGATGTTGCAGGTGGTGAGCTTTGTCTACTACAACATGAAGTAGATGCAATTGAATTGATGAGAGAGAAAGTTATGGCTAACGATATCTGTGCTGATCTTATTACGGGTACAGATGGTAAGTTAAATGATTTTGAAGTACCTATGGTTACAGAGTTATTTGGTAATAAATGGAAAGGTAAAGCAGATATTGTTAATCATAATGAGAAACTAATTATTGATTTAAAAACAACAGCAGACATTGAGAAGTTTCAATGGTCAGCGTCAAAGTATAACTATGACTCACAAGCCTATATATATAGTAAACTATTTGGATATGAGTTTTTATTTATAGTTATCGATAAGAACACCCATCAAATTGGTATGTTCGACTGTTCTCCCCAGTTTTATGAAAAGGGAGAAGAGAAGGTGCGTAAAGCAAGCGAAGCTTATGACTTATTTTACAAGACCAAGGACTTTGATCCTAAACAGTATTTCATAAGCAAAACCTTATAAACCTAAAATTATGCCAAGAACTAAATCAAAAGTATGTAGCGTAAGTGGAATTAAAACTAGTGTAAATAATTTTTACACAAATCAAAACCATGTAAAAGCCGTAGATAACTTAAGAAGAAACAGCGGTGCTACAAAAGAGCAAATAATGAGAATGTTTAATCAACTAAATAATTATTAATTATGGCAAGTATTATTAAAACTAGTATTAACCTAAATGAAATACCGAAAGATAAGATCTACGTAGGTAAAAAAGGTAAATACTTACCAATTACAATTACTTTGAATGACGAACTAGATCAGTTCGGTAATCAAGGTCCTGTAGTTGTAGAACAAACTAAGGAAGAAAGAGATGCTAAAGCACCTAAGACTTACCTTGGTAATGTAAAGGTAGTTTGGACTAATGGTCAGAATGTTGAACCAGCTCCAAGAGATAACAACTCAGCTCCAGCCGCTCCAGCTCCAGCTGTTGAAGAAGATCTACCATTTTAGATGAGTACAGATGAGATCAATGGATTTGTTATTGATAAATTCAATCAACATGGCCTAAAAGAAAATGCGTCACAGGGGACATGTCCCTTGTGCTCGCATACTAGGAAACCTAAAAATCAAAAAGCACAATGTGCTTCTTATGATTGGGAACGTGGTCTCGGAACTTGTCACAATTGTAACACTACCTTTCAACTTCATACTTATCAACGCAAGGGCAGTAGCGAACGTGTCTATGTTAGACCGGATACGCCGGCCAACTTTAACGAGGTAAGTACGAATGTTGAAACGTGGTTTGGAACAAGAGGTATATCAAAACAAACTCTTAGAGATCTTCAGGTAACTGAGGGTTCTGAGTTTATGCCTCAGACAGGTAAGAAAGAAAATACTATTCAATTTAATTATTTTATGGGTGATCAGTTGATCAACGTGAAATATAGAGATGGTAGGAAAAACTTTAAGCTTTATAAAGGAGCTGAAAAAGTATTTTATAATATTAATAGTATTGTAGGTTATGATACTTGTGTTATAGTTGAAGGCGAGATGGATGTGTTAGCACTACATGAAGCTGGTATACCAAATGCTATTTCAGTACCTAATGGAGCCACGTTAAACAATAATAATTTAGATTACTTAGATAATTGTATTGATTATTTTGATGACAAAACTAGAATTATATTAGCTGTAGACCAGGATGAGCCTGGTCAAATGTTACAACGAGAACTTGTTAGACGTTTAGGAGCAGAAGTATGTTACTTAATAGATTTTAATGGTAATAAAGACGCAAACGATTTCTTGTTAGAACACGGTGCTGACGCGTTGAGAAATGCTATACACAACTCACGCCCTGTACCATTAGAAAATGTATCAACTTTAAAAGATGTAGAGGATGAACTTAGAGACTTTGTTAAAAACGGCTTTAAACCCGGTTACCAAATTGGACTTAAGAACTTCGACAAGATTTTTTCTACTTACACTGGGCAGTTTATTACTGTCACTGGTATCCCTAGTAGTGGTAAGTCTGACTTTGTTGATCAAATGGTTGTTGGTTACAATAATTTATATGGTTGGAAAACTGCGTATGCAAGTCCAGAAAACCAACCGGTATATCTTCACGCGCATAAACTCATGCGAAAAACGTGGCAAGACATGCCATCACCAGGAGATATCGGAGGAGGAAAATGGAAAGAAGTAGCAGACCACGTAAACGATAATTACTTCTTTATTGATATGGACAAATATAGTTTAGAGTCTGTATTACGCAAAGGCGCTGAACTAGTTAAACGTAAAGGTATCAAATGTTTGGTTATTGATCCATTTAACAAGATCAGAGACACAAACGCGGCATCAGATGATGTAAACCGTTACACAATGGATTATTTAGCTAAGATTGAATCTTTTTGCAAAAAATACGATGTGTTAACTTTTATAGTTGCCCATCCAACTAAAATGTATAAAGGTCAAGACGGTAAGATTGAAGAACCTACAATGTACAATATTAAAGGTGGTGGTGAGTGGTATGACGCTAGTTATCACGGTTTATTAGTACATAGAGATTATGAAGCCAAAACAACTAAAGTTAAAGTGCTAAAAGTTAAGTTTCAAAACTTAGGTGAAAATGGCGCTGAATCACATTTTACTTGGGAACCTAAATCTGGAAGTTTCGTGCCTCAAGAAAATTTAGTTGAAGATAGCGAACCAATGCCTTGGGAATCATAATGGCTTTTAAAAAATGGCAACGATCACCTAGTAAAAAACCACCCCAAAGATCATGGGAACCTAAAGAAATGAAAATAATAGGTTGGTGTTTAAATAAAAAAATAAGTGTTGGTATAAGCCCTGATTGGAAAGACGATATGAATAGGTGGCAAATTGATATAAATATAAATGGTAAAACACACACAGATCCTAATCGGTATAGTGATGATGTAGTTTACAACAAAGTTAATGAATATTATAAATACTATTATGATAAACACAATAAATAATAAAGTCTTTAGAAATGCAAATGAAGCATACGAATATTTACACGATCGCATATTACAAGATGGTATAGACTTTGCAGGCACTAAAGCCTTGTTTAATGTTGGGTTTTATATTACAGACTCACAAGACAACAAGATAATAAATAGAGAGCGTAACTGGAAAGAAGATTATGCTGAAGCTGAATGGCAGTGGTATTTATCTGGCGATCCAAGTACCGAAAAATTAGGTAAGATATACGGTAAAATACCTGAAATATGGAAACGTATGGAAGATAACTCTGGTAATGTAAACTCTAATTATGGTTGGCAATGGCAACGTTATGGTCAGCTTGATAAGGTAATAGGTCAACTAGATTTTAATAACGAAACTAGGCAAGCGGCTATATCTATTTATGATGGTAAAGAAATAAACAAATACGCAAAAGACACGCCTTGTACTTATGCTGTTCAATTTACAATATTACATAATAGATTAGATATGTGTGTTGTAATGCGTAGTAATGATCTTTGGTATGGTTTTTGTAATGATCAATATTGTTTTTCTAAGCTACAAAAGATGGTCTCTGATGAATTAAATATTGAACCGGGTGTATATTATCATTTCGCACATAATATGCATTTATATAACGATAAGATATGACGTATTACTTATATCATATACCAGGAAAAAAGATTGGCGTAACAACTAATCTTGAAGAACGTGTTCACAAACAACAAGGGTATTATCCAGGTGAATACGAAATAATAGAAACATCTGAAGATATAGATTTTATATCTGCGGGTGAAAGAATAATGCAAAAATGCTACGGCTACAAGGTAGACGAAGTATTATATAGTGAACTTAAATTTAATAATAATATGAATATAAACGTAACAGAACAAACAACAACATTTCCGTGCCCAATGAATAAATTAAAAGGACAACTTATGGATAATATAGGTATGTCATGGGAAACAGAACACGGCTCTTGTGTAATAACGGATGAGTCTATAAAATGGATATTAAACAACGTACAAATATCTAAATATAACAAAGAAAGATCTTATATATATAACAAGGCATTTGCTAGGTGGTTTGATAATAATAATGCATATCCTAGAACAGGTGGTATCATGACTGATCACAATAAAACTTGTGAAACAATGTGTAGATTTGACAAGATCAGAATGTGGGCCAATGAAAGAGGTTTATATAGTGGCGGTGACACAAAAACACAAACGTTAAAATTAATGGAAGAAGCCGGTGAAATATGTAGAGCTGTACTTAAAGTCGATAAACAAGCCACAATGGATGGTATTGGTGATTGTGTAGTTGTGTTAACAAATTTAGCAGAACTTGCTGGTACTAGTATTGAAGACTGTATTGATCTTGCTTATAACGAGATTAAAAATAGAACAGGTAAAATGAGTAATGGAACATTTAAAAAAGATTAATATGAGCGATAGAGAAATAATGGACGGTAAAAATGGTATTATGTGTAGAGAGTCTTATGGCTTTCGTGACCCAGTGGTTAAAAATGTAGTTGATAAATTTGTTAAACGATCCGATGTTGGTTATGAAAAATATGGATCAACATTAGATGACGAGCGTAGGTTTAATATAAAAAATCTTCAAGGTTATTTAAATGATATACAAGAAGAACTTATGGATGCTGTGCTATACATACAAACCGCGCGTGAAGAGCTTCGTGATTTGTCTGAAGAGGCTTTAATTGATAAGTTTAGATATGATGAGGAAGAAATATAAACGAAAAAAAGGTCCCGTTAGATCTAAGAAAGTTACATTTGACGGGATCACATTCGCTTCTGGTTTAGAAAAATATATGTACCAAGCTTTAAAAAAAGCAAAAATTAAAGCTTTATATGAAGGACAAACATATATATTACAAAAAGCATTTAATTTTAAAGTTGATTCATTCGAAAGGCAAAGCAATGGTAAGGGTGATATGGTGAATAGAGGTCAAAAAAAGATTTTAAATATTAAATATACACCTGACTTTGTAAGTGATTCATTTATAATTGAATGCAAAGGTAGAGCTAATGAAAGTTTTCCAATGCGATGGAAAATGTTTAAAAAATATGTAAATGATAACTTAAAACATGTGACTTTATATAAACCTCAAAACCAAAAGGAATGTGATAAAGTAATAGAATTAATAACTAAAAATAAATAAAATAAATGATTAGCGATTTAAATAAAAAAATATTATCTGATTTAACCGTGCATATGAAATACGCTAAATACATTCCTGAATTAAATAGAAGAGAGACTTGGGAAGAGCTAGTTACTAGAAACAAAGAGATGCATCAAAAAAGATATCCGGAATTATCTGATCAAATACAATTAAATTATAAATATGTCTATGATAAAAAAGTATTGCCAAGTATGCGCTCGTTACAATTTAGTGGCAAACCAATTGAAATTAGTCCGAATAGATTATACAACTGTTCTTACTTACCTATTGATCATGTTGATAGCTTTAGTGAATGCATGTTTCTTCTTCTCTCTGGTTGTGGGGTTGGTTATTCAGTGCAAAAACACCATACTAATTTACTTCCCTGCATAACAAAACCTTTCCAAGGTAGAACTAGAAGGTTTGTTATAGGTGATAGTATTGAAGGTTGGTCTGATTCAATAAAAGTTTTAATTAAGTCTTATTTAGGCAATAAGAGATCATCTAAGATAAAATTTGATTATTCGGATATTAGGCCAAAGGGTGCAAGGCTTGTGACTTCAGGGGGAAAAGCTCCAGGGCCACAACCATTAAAAGAATGTTTAGTAAAAATTAAAGGAATATTAGATGCGAAAGAAGATGGAACAAAATTATCGACCCTCGAAGTACACGATATTATTTGTCATATTGCTGACGCTGTACTTGCAGGCGGTATTAGAAGAGCTGCTTTAATAAGTTTATTCTCAGCATATGATGAAGAAATGATTTCGTGTAAATCAGGAAGTTGGTGGGAAAAGAACCCACAAAGAGGTAGAGCTAATAACTCTGCTGTATTAATGAGACATAAAATAACAAAGGAATTTTTCTTAGATTTGTGGAAACGTATTGAATTATCCGGAGCTGGTGAACCAGGTATCTATTTTAACCATGATAAAGATTGGGGAACTAATCCGTGTTGCGAAATAGCTTTAAGACCTTATCAGTTCTGTAACCTGTGTGAAGTTAATGTAAGTGACGTCACAGACCAAGAAGACCTTAACGCCCGCGTTAAAGCCGCAGCTTTTATTGGCACGCTTCAAGCAGGTTATACGGAATTCCACTATCTAAGAGAAATATGGCAACAGAGAAAGACGCGCTTATAGGTGTGTCAATGACAGGAATCGCGAGTGCCGCTGTGCTCCCGCTGGATATGAAGGCAGCTGCAAGTATAGTAAAAAGAGAAAATACAAGAGTAGCGAAGTTAATAGGAATAAACAAAGCAGCAAGAACAACATGTGTTAAACCCGCTGGAACAACTTCGTTAGTACTTGGCACGTCTTCAGGTATACACGCTTGGCATAATGACTTTTATATCAGAAGATTACGTGTAGGCAAGAATGAACCTATATATAGATATTTAAAAGAAAACAATCCTGACTTAGTACAGGATGAATACTTTAGACCACATGACACTGCTGTTATTGAAATACCACAATCAGCGCCAAAAGGTTCTATATTAAGAACTGAGTCTGCTTTCGACTTATTAAAAAGAGTTAAAAAAGTTGCAACTGAATGGGTTAAACCTGGGCACCGTAAAGGATCCAACACCCACAACGTGTCTGCAACAATTAGTTTGAAAGAAGACGAATGGAATAAAGCTGGTAAATGGATGTGGGAAAATAGAGAGTGCTATAATGGTTTATCTGTATTACCTTATGATGGCGGAACCTATACTCAAGCTCCGTTTGAAGATATAACAGAAAGAGAGTTCAATAAGAGAGTCAAACTCTTAAACGATGTGAATTTATCTAATATTGTTGAAACAACTGACGAAACAGATCTATCGGGTGAATTGGCTTGTGCCGGTGGAGTCTGCGAAATAACAAGCCTATAACAAAAACAAATTATTATGAATAAATTATTTTTAACAATGGCCTTAGCTTTTAGTACAATAGTAGCTTCTGCCCAATTTTCTGTATTAACAACGGTTACTGAAAATGCTGATTCAGCTTGGTCAGTTACAGAAAAAATAGGTATTGGTTATCAAGTAAATGAAAAGCTCATGATTGGAGCCACTGCTGATGGTGAAGATAAATATGAGATATTAGGTCGTTACGAGTTAATGAATGGAATTTGGGGTACATGCGTGTATAATTATGATTCTGAAACAAAAGAAGTAATTGATAGGTTAGACGTTGGTATTGGTTATTCTTGGAATGTTTGGAGGGGATTATACGTTGATCCAAACTTTACAATGCCTTTAGAGGAAGATGAAGATGGCGAAAGAGAAGGTAAGTTTAATTTGAGCATATCTTACAAGTTTTAATTATTAACTAAAAAAAATAACAATGGAAAAAGTGATTAACTATATAACGGGATTTTTTAAAGGCTTAGTATGTATTATGATGGCTATAATTCCTGTTACTATTTTGTGGACATTATTAACCGGTGAAGTTGTATTCGGTATTGATTTTATAGGAAATTTAATGGCGATGATAACAGCTTTTGGTAGCGCTGGATTTGTAGGACTTATAACTTTATTATTTGTCGTATACTTCTTTATGTGTTGTGATAATAGTAAATGTAAATATTAAATAAATTAAATTAAATTAAATATGAGTTTTAATCAATTAGATACCTTGTATGATAAGTTGCAAGACACAATTAACGATTGTCAATCTGATGTAACAAAATTTATAGAAGGAAATAATTCCGCTGGAACGCGGGTAAGAAAAGCTATGCAGACTATAAAGTCTCTAGCCCAAGAAGTTAGGGTTGAAGTGCAAGATCAAAAAAACGCTCAGTTCTAGAACATTCTTAAAGTGAAAAGGGGATAACGAAAGTTGTCCCCTTTTTTTTATATCCACGTTGCTAAATCTTTATCTTTAATTTCTATATTAAATTTTAAATAACAGTGTATTTTGTTTTTCCATTTTTTTTGTAAGCTTTTAAACATCTATTTCTATTTTTTTCAGGTGACACATAACTAACATGAACCCAAGCAGGGTTGTCATCATTTCCAAATTCCCAGATCATTTGATCGAAATCTAAATTCTCTTTTATCCAATGATACATTTCAGCGTTAGTCATCTTACCGTAAGTATCATCTATATCCATAGCTTGGCCCTTACAATGTTGTGATGTTTTAGACCCGCCAATAGCTGTGTTAAGTTCTGGTGATCTAAAAAAACTATTAATTTTAATAGGACCTCCAACATACGCTCTTAACGGCTCAAATATTTCTTCTGCAATTAATTCCATACATTCTAATTGCTTGTCATCAGGCGTATTATCTATACCCCTACGCAAAGCGGTTGTGCTATACACACCTTCTTTATAACTAATATGTTCGCTTATCATTTTCTTCTATATTTTTCAGTTTTTTATTTTCTTCAATTGCTTTTATTTTTTCTTCTTGCGCTTCCCTAATTTCTTTTTGAAGATCAGCATCCTTTAATTCTTTTTCTATTTCTTCTTCGTTAGATATTAAACATTCATTTTTACCAGGTTTAATATCTAATCTTACACCTTCTTTATTTGCTGAAGGAGGGTTTGTTCCACACCAATCCATTGGGAAAGATCCCATATTACAAGATGTTAGCATAGGATTTAATGGTACTTCCGAAAACATCTTAACACAACTTTGCCATTGAGCATTTGGAGGAGGGCAAAAAGGATCTAAGCAAACCTTAGGCCACATGATATTAGTTGGTTGGCCAGGTAAAACTCTTCTATTTATACCACTACCTAGGTGATCCATTAGATTTAATGTATTACCAAACGTATTAGGGAACGAGTAGGTAGGCTCTTTGACCTCGACTTTTATATATTTGTATTCATTAGTAGGATCATGCGTAGCGTAATTTCCCCATGCTGGAGGACCAGTAAAAATTACTTGATCATCTGAGAAATGATACTGCGTGTTAGTATGGTTCCATAGATCAATAGGTGGTGATTGCGGCACTCCAGGCTTCAAGTACATCCGTATGTGCATTGCATCACAAGTAAAACTGCAACTAGTCCAATGGTACATTTCATAAACCCATTTTCCCAATAAAATTTCGTCTTGACTATATACCGTTATAATCCAATCTTTGTATTGCGCAGGATACCAATTGTTACCAACAACATCAAATAAATGTGAATAAAGCGTACAATATGTATCACCTATCCAACCATGTCTATATGAAGGATCACTGTAATCTCCCCAAGGAAAACTATAATTGTAACTAACCGGATCTTGTACCATAGAAGATTCTATTCTTCCCCATTTACCTGGAATAAAAGGATACCCACCACCTAATGCTTCAAACCTAAAATTATAATCAATACCTGGATCTACAGGGCCAGTCCATTCACCACATTCAAATCTACGCATAGCTCTAACATTTGCGTTTTTATCTCTTTTCGTAGCTGTTTTCCATCCATGATCATCAGGTGTTGAAGCAGGGTTTGAATATATTATAGGGTCCATACTTACGGTGTAAGCATGCATATTATTATAATCATCAAGATTTGTGGTTCCACCGCTAAAAAGCCCTTGATTATCACAATAAATAGCACCGTGACTAGATGGTACGTTTGTAGATGAGAATAGGTCTTCTTTTACGACTTGATCATTGTCAAGCTGCCCATAAGTATTACAAGTCCAATAATGTTTACTACCAGTATAATCAATTATTCCATCACCATCCGTATCCAAACTGTTTTGTGGAGAGTCAAACGCGCTTGATTGCCCACCAGAAGTTGAATCATATAAAGCGCCTGGTAATGTATAATTTCTAGCAAACTCCATTTCATTAACAGTTGGTAAGAACCAATCACCAAAACCACCTTGATAATAATCCCAACACATTTTAAAAGCCCCAATACTAGCGCTATAAACTCCAAATGTACAAGCGCTTGTGTAAACATTACCTAATGTTGGATCATACCAAGGACCACCAGGATAAACAGCGTTTTTATAAGCATCATTAATTGAGACGCTTTGCCCAACAAGTTCCATTTCTTGTGGATTACCGGTAAAAGTTAATAAACTACCCCCACCTAGATTAACTGGTATATCATACAGTGTCCAATCTGGGATCCATGCATCTGCGGTTTCAGGAGCTGTAGTAACATCTATCATACCTAAAAAGAAACCACCTCCAAAACCCCACTGTGCTACTTCATCACTACTGTTTGAGCAGTCTGTTAAGTTTAAATTTTGTGGTGATAATTCGTAATAATAATTTGTAGGATTTTTTAAAACAACGTCACCCTGTAATGGCGGAACATACGGGCCAACTATTTCGGTTAATGGATTACCACTAGGATTCCAATTCATGTATGGAGTAGCTACAATAATACCACCAGCAGGACCCGTGTCACCAATTTGATAATCACAAGGATCGTGTGCCTCACACGCGTCTTCATTATTCATAGCGTTTAAACCATCGGTTAAACTATTATAATGTTTTAGTTGAGAAGAAATTGGTGGTATATATTCAGCACACCAAGGAAATAAATAATGTTTTGGATAGTTAGCTAATCCTCCAGATACTACCGGGAATATAGATAAACTGTTAGCAGTTACAGGGCCAAGTCCAGGCATCCAGTGGTCTAACGGTTGAGGATTTGGCGTGTGACCTGGTTGCCCATTAACAGTTACGTTTCCATAAGTAGTATTTTTTAATAAATCAGGACCTATTTGCTGAGTAGCATAGCTAGTAGTGTTGGCCGTGCTGAATGGAGAATGACCACCAATACCTATATGACCACCACTACGCGAGGTTAAATACTGTGGGTGGTTAAATTGATTAGCGTAGTATCTTAAGTCGGTAAAAGGTTTTTTCAAACAAACAACATGCTTTTGTTGATACACAGTGTTTACACCTGTGCTTACGTTTCCAACTCCACCACCAGCATTGAGTTTTGCCATAGCTGTATCACAGTTTAACTGAATAAAAGCAAAGCTACAAGTCCAACCTCCCCAAGCTTCTTCATAATACTCGTTAAAATAATTAGTATGATGTACCGTGGCAGTATTAGAAAAATCACTCATTAAATCGATACTGTTTTGGTACCCAATACCACTCCAACCGTTCGGGGCTCCTGTCGAATTGAAAATTCTCCACACATCATGACCATCTTGCCAAGGTGCACCGGGGTAGTTGTTTAGTGGATAAGCTGGATTTCTCTCTCTTGAATAACCATAGTTAACAATTTGATAAGGCCCATCAATGTGTGTTACGTTTTCAAACTCAACGCTTATTTTATCTGGAAAATTTTTAGACGTCCAAGCGTTTGGATTATCAGGTTGTGGTATTCTATCGTGCCAACCCATATATGCCGGTTGACCTTGTGCGGCTGTTTGTGTCATCCAATTACTTACTCTATTAACCGAAACAACGTTTTGATAATGCCAAGTTCCTAAATATGTTCCGTCCGCTTCCCAAAGTTTAATAGTGTATCCGTCAGGATTGTTAGCGTCATCAAAATCACTTAAATCCCATAGATTTCCACCAGCGTCAGTTGAGGCAATTTGCCAAGTAAATTTATATCCACCTATAGTGGCTTCAGATCTAAAAATAGTAGTGTCTAACGGGCCGTTATAATTAGTAAGAGTAAAATCGTTTGAATCAAAGTAACCCCAACCACTACCGCAGGCACCAGGAGAATAATAATTAGTAAACTTAGCTTGAAAATTTTGAGAGTTAGTGACACCTCTTTCTTTAACAAATGCATCACACCACATGTAAGCCTCTTCTGGCATTGGTTCTGGAACTACACATTTAAATCTTCTAATAGGTCTAACAGATAAAGCGGAACATCTTTGAGCCATAACTGGACCAGGTGGATTTGGTGTTATTGGTATAGCTGGATATGGTGGTTGTGTAACATTATAAGCAAAAGCATAATGAAAACCAGCTCCACCACCAGGACCACCATCTACGTTGTCCGAAGACGTCCAATAAGTATCAGACATGTCCTCAATTTGACCGTATAAATTTGTAATTGAAGCAAAAGAAGTATTTGGACCAACCATATGGTACATTAATTCAAACTCGTCTAGTGATGGTAAAAACCACCTTTCATTAGGACCAAAAGCTTGGTGGTTAGCACATAACTCCGCGGCAACATCATGTGTTCCCCAAACTGGTTGTGCGGGCCAAGTTACAATATGTTGAGTGTTTAAGTGTCCAGTACCAAAGTCTGTAGATAAAAACTGTAAATATTCTCCCCAAGCACCCCATTCGGCGCCAGTTTGACTAAAAGGACCTGCTTGCTGTGGTGTCCCACCTGTATCTAATATTTTTATAGGTTGTGAAAAGGGTGGTACTGTAGGTACAGTTGAATTACTAAATAAAAACAAGTAAGAGTCGTAAGGTAGCGCTGTTAAATTAACCACCACGCCACCAACAACCATTAAAGTGTTGACTGCGGCGGCTGGTATGTATATTATATCGTCTATAATTGTACCTGGTGGATACAATTGATTTTGAGAAGAGCCAAGCGCTTGTATTGGATCACCAACATTAACACCGGTCGGGGTATTTATACCAGGTGGGCTTGTGATTGATGGTTGAAAAGAACCAGGTCCATACCCCCAACGACACATATTATTTGGAATATTTGTATCTATAGGAGCCTGCCAAGGACAGTTGAAAGTATGTTGTATAGGCGTGGTAGCTATATGACCACAATTATCTTCCGCGGTAATATTAGGATCAGCTATATGCGTTTGATTATGTTCTAAAGGATGGTTACCTGTACTTAAATCATCTAAAGCAACCTCGTAAAAATAAGGAGTTGGGTTTTGTGGCGTATTAGGTAGAGCAAAAATCATTCCTCCCGCCCCACCAAACGTTGGATCACTTATGTCACCTATTTGATACTTACATGGATCATCATTGTCATCATTATCAACAATGTTTAAACAACTAGAAGTGCTAAAATTATCAAAAAAAAGAGGGTATCTATGCCAGGCTAATTGATAACCAGTATATTCAAAACAAATATCAGTTATCCAATCGTGATTATTATATGGTGGTTGCGTTAGACCAGACCAGTCTATACCAGCGGCTGCGAAGTCCTGCCAAGGAATAAGACCACTACTTAAAGCCCAAGAAGCGTGTATTCCAGGGGGTTGACCCGGTTGTGCCATTGGATGCACGCCGAGTGTACCGGAAAATTTTTGCCCAACTGTTAACTGTGTCCAGCCCACTTGTTGACATATACGATTATAAAAAGCATCCTCCCATGGGTTACTAACTTGAGATCCCCCTCCATATATATGATGGAAAGTCGCGTGTGTATTCCAAGCAAAATCATGCCAGGGATCTGGAGGAATCGAGCCTGGATTCCACCAAGGTTGTGGGGGATTAAGAGGGTTATTAAAATCAGAAAATAATACCACCCCCTCCATTTGCATGTTTGGACAAGGATCTGAAGAAAAAGGACCAGGATTTGTTGGTGGTTGTAAAGTCGCAAAGGAACTTTGAAACCAAATTCCATTTACTTTAACACCAGTTACTTTAAACGTATGGCCAATTCTAGGATTACAATTACAAGTAGGACTACCCACCGCGTAACACGGTGTATTGATTGGGTTGCTGTCGCCACCATTAATAATAGCATTATCAACGTTAAAAGATTTTTCAATCTTAATAAGGTCACCTTTATGGTCTATTATCTCATCAAAAGCAGTATACTTCTTCATTTTATTTTATTTAAGAATTAGCATAAATAGCTGATACAGATATAGTTTCACAACTAGTAATAGCAGTACTTACGTATTCTGTTCCACCAGAATCGTCATTAGCCACTACGATCAAAGGTGGACCATTGCTCGTTATTGCATCCACTATATCCCTCATAACGTCAAGATGTGCATTTTCACTAATAGCTAAACCAACAGTATCATGATTATCTAAACTATTAGCACTATCAACACTACCAGTGGGATCTCTACGAACCATTGGTTTAAAGTACAAGGTTAACCGCGTATCTGTTCGTGGCTGCATACCCATTAACGACGAAGCTGGAAATAAAGCACTATCCCCACTAGCATCATCATCTCCGTCAGTTGCTTCTGTTCTAAAATAAAGATATTTATCACTATTTATATTTCCTAAAAATCCCATACTATGATATTATTACGTCCATTGTTGGACTTGTTCCATTTAATTTCATATACAAACCGAATTCATTGCTTCGATTATCAAAAACAACACCACTATATATATAAGTATTACCAGCTGGTATATTCAAACCTTTTAAAAGATAAAATTTCCCAACTGTTTTTTTCTCAATATATAAATCAAGCCTGCAAGACCCGCTACCAGTATTAGCAAAAGACACCATTGACACGGGTGTTTTATTGCCAGCAGCTAGTAATTCTTGTGTTAAAGTGCCTGATATATTATGGTGTAAAGTAGCCATTTATTATTCAAAAAACACCATGAATTCAATGCTCATTTTTTCAGCGGTACTTGGTTTAATTGTTACATCCCCAACAGTAGCTTTTAAATGACCTGGAATAAGCATCCAGTCACCACCATAAAGCCTACCGATAGCTAAGTGGGTACCACCAATAGCATCTGAAGTCGCTGTACCACTACCACTAGAAGTACCTAAACCTACTTCAAAGTAATCAGTTGTACTAGAACCTGTGTTTTTAATATATATTTTGTTAGCAGCATTTGAATCTGAAGCTGTAGGTGTTCCATAGTTTTGAGCACCAGACGTAATAAGATCTACGTGGTCTGTAGAAGTAAAAGTTCTTCTAACAAGACCAGAAGTAAATTCTAATCCATCTCCAGCCCCTGATGATGTTGTGTGTTTAGTCATCGTCATAGTACGACTTAACGATAATGAATTACTACTAAGATCCGCGCTACTAACACTTATTGTTGCGTTTATTGTTGCCATATTTGTTATTTATTTATATTGTTAGTTATTATGAATCAGCAGAGCTTGTCTTAACTAATCCTTCACCTATAATCATGTGTTCAACCCACATACCAGTGGCCACACTCGGAGCGATTTCAATATCACTTAAATGTTGAGCTTGTTGATTCCAAGGCATCCACATAAAATCACCAGCATATAATCTACCAATTACCTTGTCACCTATACTTACTACTAAGTATTCAGATGCTATTTCTGATAAGTTAGCGATATATACGAAATTCTGTTTACCATCTAAAGTTGCTCCTGGTACCGTAACGATATCTACGTTTGTAGTCGCTGTAAGATACACCTTGTTTAATCCTGTTGTTTGTTCTAAACCTGTTGTTAATCCCGCTTTGTTTAACGTGTTACTCGTTGAGATAGATAAGTTATCTTCAAACAAATCAGAACTTGTTATCGAAAGCGAGGCTGTAGTTGTTGCCATATTCGTTTTTTTTTATTATTAATTAATTATTTTTAACTTTTTGTCCAATATCCGTATTCCATTTGAACATTACTAGCGTGTGCTACTTGAAGTTGCACACCAACGCTAGCTCCACCGTGATTAAAGGGCATGAATAAAAATTCTCCAGGTCCTAACCTAGCAAAAGCTTCGTTATCTGTATTTTCAAGGTCAACCAACTGCGTTGTAGCTGTAGATCCATCTGTTGTTCCACTATGTCTAACAAATAGATATGTAATAGCAGTTCCAGCTGGTATTATTATACTGTTTGCCCCAGTATTATCTGCTATAATTGTAGATAAATTTCTAGTTGGACTAGTAACTGATAATGCGTCTACTAGCGTAATACTAAGAGTGTCGCTACTTATATCTGAACTAGATAATGTTAATGTGTGGTTTAATGTTGCCATGTTTTTATTGTTTTATTAATTTTCTTTCTACACTTCCATCACTGTAAATATAGAATAATAGTTTATTTTTAATTATTTTTGTTGGTCTACCCAATAAATCTGTTATAGCTACTAATTTTTTCTCGGCAGTTTCTCTCGTTAACAATGGTCCAGACCAAGTACCAGCACAGTAATCGTAAGTTACTTGACATATAGTATCCCATTCGTTTTCACAACAATATTCATCTACTTCTATTACCCAAGCATAACACGGGTCGTTTAACCAATAAGGACTACCTGGACCAGTAATACAACCAGCACTATATAAACAAGATAAAGAATCATTAACATTAGCAGCTGGCTCGTAGCTATACGCGTTTGGATCCATGCAACCCATAATGATTTCGATACACGAACCGTTATCCGTGTTAGCAAGTGGATCGTAATTAAGGGCCAAACTATCCATACACCCATAAACAAAAGCAATACAACTAAAGTCCTCCGTGTTTGCTTGTGGGTTATAATTGAGCATAGAAGGATCCGTGCAGCCATATATAAAAGGTATACAAGAATTGTTGTCACTATTTGCTAAGGGATTATAATTAAACATTGTTGAATCCATACACCCATAGACAAAAGAAATACAGTTACCGTTATCTATATTTGCTAGTGGATCATAATTGAACATTGTTGGATCCATACACCCATAAACTATATCAACACAACTACTATCATCAACATTCGCATTTGGGTTATAATTAAAAGCATTAGGATCCATACACCCATATATAACACCTATACAGCTACCATCATCCGTGTTAGCTAATGAATCATAATTTAAAGCTATAGGTGAAGTACAACCTTCTATTACGGGTATACACGTATCAGGTGTGTTTGCGTTTGGATTGTAATTAAATGCTAATTCATTCATGCAACCTAAAACAACAGGTATACAACCACCGTTATCAAGATTAGCTGCTACATCATAGTTAAACGCTAAAGAATCGGTACAACCCCATACAGCTTCTGTTTGACAGTCTCCGTTGTTATAATCAGCTACAAAACCTTGAGTATAATACTCTAAATATTGTGGATCTGTACAACCTGGTGAGTAATAGCAACTTCCGTTATCGGTATTTGCATTATTATCATAATTATAAGCTGTAGTGTCCATACACCCGTAAACGTAAGGTGTACATATAGTAGGACAGTTTGGTAAAGCTATATATTTATCTGGAAATAACATTATTCTGTCACTCCAAGGATTTGTACCACCCGAAGCTATAACTACACCTTCTGGATTTATTAATCTAAAACCTATTTGATCTATAGTAGCATCAGAGCTTGTTTGTGAGTAAGCTCTAATTGTAACCGGGTGGTTTGATTTTAATTCCAAGTTTATAGTTTCAGTAAAAGAACTTATATTAGTATAAGGGCCATATGAATTACCTAATTGATTTACTACAACGTAAGCACCTAACCAACCGTCACCACCACCATCTGTAAGCTCTAGTATATAGCCACAGGTATCCTCCATAAGTGGTGTATTAGCCATAGGATTAAAATCGAACATAGTGCTATCCATACAACCTACTACTCTAGGTGTAATACACAACGCTGGGTTATCTATATCAGCTGCTGGATTAAACTCTAAGTAAGCTGGGTTAGGACAACCAACTACAGGTATCCAACTACAATCTTTCATCACAAATATATCTGATGTATCACCATGACCAAAGTTTAAATTATCACCTGGTGTTAAACTATATATAGTATCACCACATTCATCTGTAATTAAAGCATAACCATCAACACCACCAAAACAACTCCCACATATACCATCACCATACGAGTCATATATCATAAACTCAACTGTATCACCTATTGGTACACATATTGTTTCGGTATAAGTGTTACCAGTACCTACGCTCCAAAAAAATCCTTGTGGTATACTATATAAAACACTATCATCTTGATTTATAATACTCATAGATGTTTCGCCAGAATATGTGTCTGGTACAAACTCTATTGTTATGGATGTTTTTGTAGTATCAAAACAATCATCTTGTGGGGGTGGTATCGCTAAACAAACATCTGGTATATTAGCTAATGGGTTATAATTATCATATGACGGGTCCATACAACCTTCTATACATGTAAATTCGTTTGCATAAATTGTATCAGTAAAACTACCGTCAGTCATTTCTAAAAACATCCAAAAACCAGCCGAGCTAGCAAATGGATCGCCGGGGCTATAATTATTATAAAAAGAATAATTAGTTAAGTTTTGATCATACCAATTCCAACTATACGTATTGTAAGGCGTACCTCTATGAACATTAGCTATAACGCAACCGCTATCTAATGGTTGCCACTCTACCCAGGTTTTAGCATAACCATACATACAAGTATCTGTGGTTGTTAGCGTTGGAGCGCAATTTTGTCCAAAGCTAAGTAAAGGTAATAGTAGTAATAATAATATTTTTTTCATATTTATCTTTTTCCGCCGTCGTATTCTACGGCGTGTCCTTCTTTAATTAATAATTCATTTACATTTACTAGAGTTAAACAATCTTTACCATCCACCACATCAACATGTAATTCACCTAAGCATCTACCATATTTCCCAACACCATGTGAGTTTAGTTGTATTGTACCAGCGCCTTCTAATATAGCTTTTAATCTATCTTTAGCAGCTAAACCTCTAGCCTTCTCTTCCAAATCTCTTGTTCTTGATTCTGGGGTGTTAATCCCTACAAATCTAATTCTTTTTTTAACAGACACATTAAATCCTAAATCTATATAAGCATCAATAGTGTCACCGTCAATAACCCTGTCTAGTTTTATTTTATACGTATACATTTTTTATTATTCTTAATATACATTTTACCTATTGGTATTTCTATTAATTCTTTGCCTAATAAATCACGTATCTTTCCATCGTTATTCCAAATATATTGTAATTCATTAATCGCTGTTGGATTACCCATGCTAAATAAGACCCAACTAGTTCCATTAAATATTAATGAATCACAGCGAGTACATACTTCTACCGAATTTGACTCATAAAGATAAGCATCATAACAAACCTTGAGAGTATCTGAAGTTATTATTTGTCCAAAATAACAATACATACCTTGCCCCGCGTAACACATACTTGAAGTGCATATTGACCACCACACGTCTATAGAATCTGGATTGTGAACTATATTTGTAGTATCTAAAGATATATTAAACCCTTGACTTGGATCTATACTATATGTTATTGAATCGCAACAGAAATACATTGCCGATTGCTGCGCTTGGATTTGTAATCCAAAAAAAACCAATAATATTAACAATATGTTTTTCATTTAAAAATCGCTCATTAGTAGCTCGTCAATAGCCTCTTGTACTTCTTCTTTTGTTGCTAACATTTTAAAACTAAGATCAGCTTGGAATCTAGTTGCTTCTTCTCCGTCTTTAAATATTATAATTGTAGGTACAACTGCTATTTTATATTTTGTTTGGGCTTTAGTTTCTTTAGCAACATCCGTATAGCTTATAGTTTTGCAATCCTTCAAGCTTTGAACCCACTTAACATCATTAGCTTTATTCCAACCAGCATTAAATTGCATTACTTTTATTTGACCAAAACTCAAAGTAGGTAGTAACAATAACAACAGTATTTTTTTCATTTATTTATTATATAATTTGTCTTCTATTTTTTCTATTGATTGTTTAATTTCTTTAACATCTTCTTGTGTTGTTAAAATAGTATTACGAATCATTTGGTCTTTCATATCAAACTCCATTCTAGTAACCTCCGGATCTGGTGGTGCTGGTAGTTCTTTAGCTTCGGCAATATCCGCTTGTAAAGCAAACCACATACCAACCACTGTTGCAATTGCAAAACCAATACCTATAAGCGTTTTAACACTTACATTAAAACTCGTGTCTTCATTTAATTCTTTTGTCATTTTAAAAAATTGTGTAATTTAATCCTAATTTAAAATCGTACCATTCTCTATTCCAGTACTTGTTATATTTACCTTCTACAAAATAACCTAAATTTTTATTTACTTTAACGCCATATATTAAACCGCCAGAATAATCGTACCACTGTCCATCAACATAATTATGATAACTAAACTCACTACCATCATCGTAGTGATAAGGCATTAAACTACCCCAAGCGTGTAACCATGTTTTTTTAGAATATTTATAGTAATCAAAACCTACAACTAAAGAGTGTTGTATTATTTTTTTTAATTCGTTTCTTTTCTTTTCTGTGTAATTAGACAATACTTCTGGTATAACAACAGCTTCCCACACCTCAGCACTAGTTGCTACAATATTACCGTTGGGGTCATAATACTCGTTGCTATACACATCTACCTCATAACCCTCCTGCAATGCTAAATAAGTATAATGTATATTACCGTTGCTTAATATCCATTCGTCTAGCGGATCATAACCGTAAGGTTCTGCCAAGCGGTGTGTTAAACCTATATTCCAGGATAAATGTTTACCATCTCTATGTCTATATCTTTCTGAAGCTTCAAAATATTTTACATCAGCAAAACCATCTTCTAAGTATTCTAACTTTAGGGCGAAAAAGTTTACACACAACTCGTCTGGACAGCCCTCGTCAGAACTAAATCTAATAAAATGGTGTTGATCCATGTAGTTTTTGCCTTCTTGTCTTTTATAATCTACTTCAAATAAATACTCAACCCCTTTAACTTTACCAACAGTAGCCGCGTCACTGTAATTAGATTCCGTTCCGTCATAAAAAGTCTGAGCTTTATTTTCATATCCAAATCTAGCTATCTTACGTAAACCTATGGTAAAATTATAATCATAAGGAGTTGAGATAGTTTGTGTAGATAAACCATTATCTACAGAAAATACGTCAACATCAGACAATGATGTTCCACCGTTTACAGCAGCGTAAAAAGTAGAAAACTTTAAAAGTTTACCAACCGTTTCATTATTAAAAGTTTGCGCTGTTACTATATTTGAAATAAATAGTATTAATATTATTAATTTTCTCACCATTGTTATATAATCACTTATTTTTTTAATTCTTTACTATCTAGTATATGATTTTCTAGTATATGTTTTTCTTTTATATTTACCATCACCAAATCCTTTTTGTTTTTTTATTTCCATAGATTTTGGATTTTTCATAAAATCATCAATCAACTTTTGATTTTTTTCATATAACTCAGCTATTTTATCAGCTCTGTTTTGTTCTTTTTTAAGATTAAGAATTTGTGTTTCAGAAAGACCTAGTTGTTTTAATATAAAATATTGCTCTCCTTTACTTAAACTAAACATTTCCTTACTTTTTAATTTAACTTGTATTTCTTTTTTATTAAGATTAGGATATTTTTCTTTTATTTTAGCCTCTTTTTTTTGCTCTCTTTCTTTGTCTTTTTGTATCTTTTTCTTTCGCTTTATAGTTTCTTTTACTTCCTTAATAGTATCATCTTGAATACCTAGATTATATTGACTCCATCCAAACGACATCATAACCCTTTTCCACGCCTCATGCTCGTTATTTAAAGCTTGTCTTACATTTTGTGTTTTGTTATATAATCTATTAAGAGGTAAATTTGTTCCAGCCTCTATATAGTTTGTATAAGCAGACCACATAGGATTGTCAATATCAAAGGTGTCCATTTCTTTTATAACATTTTTATTATAAAATAATGTTTTTTCAGCGTTTGTTATTTTTCTAGCTTTAATACCAACTACTGGTGAAAAGTTTAACATTTCCATTAATACAGCACTTTCATCTGGATTATAACCTTTCCCTCTTTGCTCAGCAAATTTAATAGCCATATTTTTTAAAGTAGACAAAACAGCTCCACCTATTCCACTTCCACGTAATATCGAATCAATACTACCATTGATAACTCTTTCTTTTTTCTTCAACCATCTTTCTTCGTTTTCATCGTCTTCAAACATCATGGCAAACAACGCTGTTTGTAAACTGTAAAAAATCATATTTTGTATTCCAAAATAAAAAGCTATTTTAGAAGCATTACCAATGTCACTTTGTAGTTGTGTTGTGTAAGGAGGTGATATTCTTCTATTATAAATGTCACTCATTGCTTTTTTACCAAATCTATTATATTGTGATGTAATATTTTGGAAGTTTAATATTATTTTACCTTTCCAAGAGCTTTGTTGTTGAGATACCATGTCAGGTCTAGATGACTGTTGGGTGGATTGAGTAGTATCTTGAAAATCATTCCAAGCTTTTTCCGTAGCATCCTTTCTACTTAGTCCTTGTTTTTGATATCTATTAATTCTATTTCTATAATATGTCGCGCCACCAGTTGCGATCGCTATACTATCACCAATTTGTGTAGGTTTAAATCCGAGTTGCAGCAATTCTCTCACTAAGCTTCTCATTGGAAACCTTGATTTACTAATAGTTTCAGCAAGCTCAGCACCATTAACATCTGTTTTAATTCCGCCACGTCTTTGTTTTAGCATGTCAGAGTTAAATATATACGCCCAGTCAGTCCAATATTGCTTTTGATTTGCAAAAGCTTTAGCAGCTGCAAATATATTATTATCGGCAAAGTTTATATAATTTACAATAGACATTTGCTGTAACAAAGCAGATCTCATGTTTAAAAACATAACAGACCCAACAGAACCATTTAAAAAGTTCATAAATCTATTTACTGTTGCGCTTTGTCCTTTTGGTCTATTTTTACCAGTACCAATCCTATACAGCATATCTTCTAAAGCACTTCTAACGTCTTTACCATAACCTGCTTCAATCTTATTTAAATTTTGTTCAGAAAATATTTCTTCTGCGTTTTCAGTAAACTCACTAAAAAACTCAGCTCTACCAACTCTTCCAGTAGCATCATCTAAATCCATTCTTATATCTCCACTATCCCATCCTTCAGTAGGATTTACATATGTTTCTTGCTTTGATATTGTGTTTAATGTCTCGGCATAAGATTGCATTTCTTCATCTGACTTGACATGTTCAGTTAGTTTCTTTTGATCAACCTTACTTAGCCCAGGAATGTTATAACCGTGTTTATTCCATAAATATATTCTTATAGCATCTTGATTTGTAAAATCACTACCCGGTATTTTTTCATTTAAGATATTTTTAATTTCTGGAAAGTTTTTATTTAAAGCTTTATAATCATTAGCTATAGACTGTCTAGCTATATCTAACTCTCTATAACCCCTATTTAATGGTCTTATTAAAGCTTCTTCAAAAAAAGCTCTATGTTCATTACCTTTTTTACCTTTACCCAAAAAGTTGTACAATAAACCTCCAAAATCCTCGTGTGATGGTGGTACAAAAAATCTAAACCTACCTTTCTTTTCACCACGTTTTCTAGCTTTTATAGCAGAAAATCTTTTATCAGCATCAATACCCACAACTTCTTCAAGTATCTTGTTAAAAGTAGGATCTAATTGTTTGCTAAATTTAACTCTAGCTTGTTGCACATCAGATTTAATATCTAATTGTTCTAAAGCACTTTTAACGGCTTCAACATTAGGTAAAGCATCGTCAACAAAATACATATCGTTATATCCTTCGGCAAACTTTTGTAACATCCATTCAGCTTTAGCGTCTCCAGTACTATTAGCTAAACCAGTTATATTTTTAAAAGGTATATTAATGCCTTTAGAATCTAACCAACCGTGAATTGCTGGCGCGCTAGCCTGTGGTCTTGCTGTTAAAACAAAAACGTTTTCAGGTCCAAACTTACTTATTTGGTTTTTCATTTTTTGTAATAATGGTCCATCAACACCACCTCTTACGTTTACAAAATCATTAAAATCAAAAGTATAACCCTGCTCTGCTAGTTTAGGTCCTTCTAAAGGCCAATTACCACTACTTATCTTTGTTTCTTCACCAGTGATCGGGTCTTTAGCAACTATAAAGTTTTTACCTTCTATAATCAACGTTTCATCAAAATCAAAAGTACTCATACCTCTTGGATTGATATGATATTTTTTAGTTGTTCTAGCGTTTTTAGACGCTAAAGTAACTTCTGGCATTAGATTTTGTTTTACTGGTGCGCCAAAAATAGGTGTCATATCTTGCTGTCTAGTAAGACTAATAGGATTTTTTGGAGCCTTAAGATCAGTTAATGTATTTTGAAACTGTAAACTAAATCTTATATACCCATCGCCAGCTTTGTTAGTAACCACTTTGCCCTTGCTTTTTATTCTACCAGAGTTCATTACCCTTATACCTGTTTGCACTCTAGCCATGTTTAATATATAAGGGGCGTTTGTACCAAGAGGAGAGTTTGGAACAAAAGAATATAGTCCCATGCCGAATATTTCTATAGCATCAACTGGCGCTGATATAGTTTTTTTATTTTTACCCTTGCCAACAACGTTAGTTTTACCTTGGTAATGATCGATTAAAGGTTGCGCGTTGGGACTAGTAAATGTACTATTACTAAAAATCGCACCTGTTACTTTTTCCTTAACTAATTCGTTGTATATAGATTCAACCATACGATGACCAATAGGATTGTCAGACATTAATGGTTCGTTAGTACCATTCTTCTTATTGTAAGCTTCTACTTTTTCGTTGTATACGTTTTTAAGGTTAACTATATCATCGTGAACCATGTCTAACATATCTCTAAAAGGTAATCTAATAGCGCTTTTTGCTAAAGTAAAATTACGGTAATTTAAATCATAATTAGAAACCAGAACACTACCCATAGGTACTTTTTCATCTAGTTTAACCTCTATGTTAAAAGGCTCTCCAAATACCTCTAGATTTATATCAGCTAATCCACCTTGTTCTGTTTGAGTGCTTACTCTTAATTTTAATCTTTCAACAGGGAAACCATACTCACTAAGCATGTCTATTATAACTTGCTCTAAGGCTTGTCCTCTATTAGCAAACCTTCGTTTACCATCCACCTCATCTTTCATGTAATCATTAATACGAGTCTCTACTTGTGTGCTGTATTTTACAGAGTCAAAACTTGTTTGTTCGTCTTGTATATTTTCAGCAGTTCTACTTATTGATCTAAGTTTTGCTTTTACTACCGCATCAATGTTATTAGAATTTCTTTCTATATAGTTATCTATAGCTATATCAGCTTTTCTTTTAGATATACGCCTTATTAAACCTGTTCTTCTTTCTCTTAAAACATTTGGTTTACCTTGTGTAAAATATTTTATAAAATCTGGTTTACTAGCGGTGTTTATAAAAGTATCTTTTCTATAATTACTAACCTTACCAGTTACAGGATCTATGTTTTTATAATCTTTTCTACCTGTTTTTTCTTGTTTAAAAAATGGTTTGTAAGATGTTCTTATTGTTTTTATATCTAAACTACTTATTATTTCGTTAAATTCATCTCTAATAAATGTCTCATACTCTGCTGTTGGTTCAACAATTCCAGTTTCTTTATTTTTAGCAATTTTACCAATAGCGTTGTCAAGTTTTTTACGTATATCACCTAGTATAAGTTTTTCCATACGTTTTTCTAAATCAACTGGATTTTGTTCTATTAAAGATTCTACTTCAGCAGTAATTTCAGCATCAACTAAACCATCTTCAAGAGCTATATCAAAATCATTTAATATTCTAGCTTCTTCATCCAATGCTATATCTATATCTTCGTCTGGATCTACCGTTGGATCAGTTATATTATCTATATCTTTTAAAAACTCTTGCGGCACGCCTAATTGTTTAGCCAAAGCATTAGCTCTAAAATATAATCTACTACTAACAAATTTGTCTAAATCTTGTTTTGTTGGATCAAAATTTTCAGTTCTAATTATTTCTGAAGCTATACCTATTAAAGCATTTTGATATTCTTGCCTGGTTAACTCACCTTTATCAATTATAGGATCATATAACTTTTTTGTTATATCGGTAACCATAGGTCCTATATCTTGACCTAATTTAGAATTCATTAAATCAAAAGCTTGTTTACCTTCTAGTTTTTTACCTTGAGGATCAACAGAGATAGCATCTCTACCCATTTTTCTAACATTACCATCATAATCTGTATCTAACATAGTTTGTAAGTTAGACGACTTCTTAGTTTCCGTATCTTCTCTTTTTATACCACGTCTTTTTCTATAATCTATTCTTCTTTTTTGTAGTTTACCTATTTCACCATTCTCAAATCCTTTTAAAAAACTAGATAGATACATAGCAGCGTCTCTATCATTGTCTATTCTAAAACCCTCACCTTTTTCTGTAAATCTATCAATCATAGCGCCAAAAGAACCCTTTACGTTAGAAGACAATTTGTATAGTTTGTTCTTATCTTTTTTATTCAATATAAATTGACTCTGAACTTCTTTACTGTATTCATCATAATATTTATTTTCTCCTCTAGGCATTTCACCGTTTGTAGCGTCAAAGTTACCAATTACAGCTTGAATTCTTTGCGCTTCAGCATGTATTTCAGGAAAGTTTTTCTCCATGTAATTATGAAGATTTTTTCCGTAATTTGTAACACCAGCTTCATCAAACGCTAAGTAATCTATAGCATGACCAACTTCATGTGATATAGCGGTACCAGCTAATAAATATCCTTGCTCAAGAGCTTTATCAGCAGCTTTTTTATCTTTAACTATATATTTACCACCAACAATTATAGCGTTTAATTCGTTGTTTCTAAGAGCATCAATATGTTGTTGAGCTTCAGCATCACGTCTAGCTTTAATTATTCCCGACAATGATTCCATTTCTTCTTTAGAAATATTTTTCTTTTTTAATCTATCAATATCTTGTTGAGCCATGTCATCATAAGCTTGCATAACCTCTTCTTGTAATACACCATCATCTGGAGCCACTGTTAAATTAAGGTCTTTTAATCTAATATCTCTAAGTACTTCTGAAGCCAATCTACCTTCTTCTTTGGATATAACAATAGCTTTATCTATATCCATAGATATTTGTTTACCTATATGAGAATATAAATCATTTTCAGCTTGAATAGTTGCTTTTGTTTTATAACGTATTTTCCCCTTTTTATTTGGATCGTATTTACTTCCGTAAATTTTTCTTTGTACCATATCCACAACATACGGATTTGCTCTAGCTTTATTTATATAACTATCATTTAATCTTTTTTTAAACTCTTTATGGATAGCTAAGGCTTTTTCTTTAGAATCAGCGTCTTTTAATGTTGGGTTTGTTTTTATTAAATCATCTAATATTGTTTGGGCTTGCTCACCATAAACTCTTTTTACGGTAAGATCAAAACCACCCATTTTACGTAAAGCAGATTTTTTAGCGTTAATAGCGTTATTATACTTTTCCATAAAGTTTTTTGCCTTGTCTTTACTTAATGTTCCAACGTATTTTTTTAAAAGCTGATTCTTCTTATTATTGTCAAAACGTGGGTCTATACCAGCTTGAAGATTCAAGTTATCAAGTATAAAACCAGAAGAAAGAACCATGTCTAAATCTTTAGGATCTAAAGACATACTCATAAGCTCCACCTCATCGATCTTTAATCCTAATCTATCAAATTGCTCTTGCTTTTTACGCATCAACATTTTCTTTTCTTTTTCGTAATCTATGTCAGTGCGTTTTAGCTTTCTAAATCTTTTTTGTATATCTGAAAGATTATTTTTTACATCGTTAATTTCGTTTCTAATATCTTTATTAGCAACTTGAGTCATAACAGTGGAGTACGTTGCCCCACTACCTACCATTGGGCCAGCTACAATAGCAGCATCTATTCCGACTTTTTCGTATTGACTAATGTCGAATTTTCTATCAAGAATCTTCCAATCCATTAAAGCGTCTCCAAAATATATAAGTTCTTCTTCACCTACTTCTAAGCCTACACCACCACCCGTTTGTTTTAAAGCTCTTCCAGCCGCTCTCCAATTACCCCTAGTTAGATCTTTAACAAAGTTTTTAGTAGGGTTAAGAACATTTTCACCAAATTTAGTATAGTTTCTAGCACCCATTGTCGCTGTTACGGTACCCTCTAAAATGGTGGCACCTAAAACCGAAGTAGTTCTTTGAAGAGCGCTATACGTATTATCATCTATAAAGTTTTCTAATTCTGTTCTTTTTTCGTCATATTGAGCTTGAGTTATTTTTTCATCTGCTAAAAGTTGATCTAGTTGCGGTAATAAATTATCCTCTATATTTTTAATTTCATCAGCTATATTTGCTAATTCAATATTTTTTTGCCCACCAGCACTAACACCAGCAATACCACCAATTGTCCATTGTATAGTTCTCGCACCAACGTTTAAAAGTGAACCAGCCCCAGCGGTAAGTATACTTAGAGTTGTAATAGCGCCGTTTTCAGTAGTAACATTACCAGCGTATTCCCAAAATCTATCTTCTTCCATAGCGCGATCAAAAGTAAGTTGTGGCGCAAACATTGTTTGGTATCTTTTATCTAACTCTTCAGACGCGTCTTTAGTAACGCTAGGAGCAACAAGTCCAACAATATTATAACCAAGTTGCTTCCAACTTTTCTGCCAACCATAAGCCATTTTAGCACCTGGGTTGTAATTTCTCATCAAAGCAGTCGTCTTCTTTTCAGAAGCATCGTAAAGATCTTGAAGGCCTAATCTTCTGTCTTGTATATCGGTTAAAGCATCTCTATGTAAATTAAGTTGTTGTGAATACTGGTGATACCAACCATTTAAAGCTTTAGACATTTCAGTAAACTCTTTACGTACTTTTGGATCATCAGTTTCAGTACTAAATACATAAGCTTCTAATTCTTCGCTAAACTCTAGTTTTCCACCGTGTTTTTCAATAAGTTTCTTAGCGTTTTCACCTAAAAGTTCTCCAGTAGCTGAGTAGCTTCCATGTTGTGTTATATTACCTTCGTCATCAATTATACCAAACTTTTCTATACCTTCCTTTATTAAATCTTGCTCAGCGTTATCTATTGCTTTTTCGTGAATAGGTAGGGCTTCTGTTTCTGTATAATTATTTGCAGCGGCTAGGTTTGTATACTCACTTTCCCTATCGTATGCTAAATCAAAGTTGGTTTTATTTCTATTACCCTCTACTTTTTTTACAGCATTACTTCTAGCTAAACTTAAAGCTTGAAGTTCTTCAGCAGACCAATCATAATTGGTCATAAAATCTTGTATGTTGTTTCTATAATTTTTTACTTCACCGTCTGTTGAAACATAACTATCAACACCCGCAGTAGAATACACACTGCTACCTCTAAATATTTCTTTACCGTCTTTTTTAACAACATAAGTAGGTGGAAATGACCCAGTACTTAAAATTTCCATCCCAACAGCTTCTTTATATACATTATTAAGAGTAGACAAGTTTTTTATCTCTCTAACTGTTTCGCCACTTGAGATAGGTCCATCGCTACCCTGATTTGGTGTCCAATCTGTATAAACAGCAGCTCTTCGAGGATTAGCATGTCTCCACTCTGCATATTTAAGAGCTGGTACTATACCGTATTGAATAACAGTGTTTTCACCACCACCAAAAGCCGCTCTTGCTATATCACCTGTTATATCTATATTTGGTTGTAAATTTACATCAAAGTTTGTTGTTTTTACTTTGCCGTCGCTACCAATATTAGGTATCGCATATTTATAAGCATCACCCGCTCCTCTTTGCTCGCCTAAAAATTGAGAATTTGGTAGTAATTGATTCAACCAATCTTCGTAACTATCCTCGTCATAGTTAACTACCTCATTTAGATTTAAATTAGCATTTTTAAATATATACTGTTTATCATAATCAGTTGGATTAATATACTTAAAACGCTCTAGTTTATGAAGGTGGTTTTTTGTTAAATTTTCTGTAAGTTTTTTATATTGCTCTATTGATTGTTCTTTATCTCCACCAACTTTTAATGACCAATCTAATAACTCATCATTTGGTAATCTTACTTTAATATAATTATCACCAGTATGAGTGCCCGGTTCAAAGGTTATCCCTAAACCTCCAAATAGTTTTGTTGCTTGATTAATAGACTCTTCTTCGTTGCCAGTAAAAATAGAACCTTGTTCCCACTCTTCAGCGGCATTATTTATTTCGTCTTTAGTTATAGGCGCGTATGATCTTTTTTTCAAATTAGCAAGATTTTCTGTTGTTCTAATGTCTGTAATTTGAACGTCAGGTAGCGTCATAAGCGTTTCTCCTCCCACCTTCCACTTTTCACTACCGCCTTTTAGTAGCACTTCTCCAGTTACATCATCTTTTTCAACACCCAATATTTCAGTGTCTTTTGTTCTAGCTTGATAATCTTCTGTTTTAAAATGCTGTGTCGTACCATCTTCATACTCCACAGTGGTTATACCGTTATAATGATAAGGTTCTCCTTTTATAATTTTATTTTCAATATTATCATCTTCATCAAGGTATTTACCAACACTCCACTCTCCATCTTTAAAATTTCGCTTTATTGGTTTTATTAAAGAAGGTGAGTAATCACTAGTTTCAGGTTCTACCTCAGGATCATCTCCAGATGTAAATTTATGATATACAACAAATTTATTTTCTTCTCTTTTTTTAGCCGCTTGTTCTTTAACCCATTCTGGATCAGTATTTCTAGTACCAAATTGTTCTTCTTCTATATCGGCAACGGTTTTCCATTGGAAAGCAGTTTTCTTACCATCTTTATCTGTTTTAATTTTATACTTGTTTTCTTCAGTCTCTTCTTCTTCAAGCAATAAATTATCTCCAGTAACATCAGTTCCGGTTTCAAGAATATTTTCTTGTTCTAAATTTTCATCTAATATATCTTCAAGCATATTTTATTTATTTTGCTTTAAAACGTTTACCATAATCTTGTATAAACTCGTCTACAGAGTAAGACACGTCCTCTCCAAAATCAACCCACGTAGGAGAACCTTGTGGTAATACCTGTACCAACTTATATTTACCACCTTGTAACTCAAATCTTTCTCTACCAATAGTAATGTTTTTTTGTCCAGACTCTATAGCTTTTACCAATCTAGTGTTTAATCCTTTTTCACTAGATTCTATATCCATTCTTTCTCTAGTTTGATCAAAAACCTGTTTCATATAACCATTTATATATTTAGCAAACTCATTTACAGAAACTTCTTTTTCTTGTTGTGTTATTGGATTTAGCAGTTTATCAATAAGCATTTTTTTAGCCTCCTCATGCTTGTTAAGCTCATCTTGATCTAATGTTCCTGATTTATCTTCATCCCAGTTTTTCAATTGATCTAAAGTAAGGACATTACTTCCAATAAAATCTTGATTTATAACCGCCATGTCTATCTCTATATTCTCACTCAAATCCTCATCCCAATTAATTTCTTCACCAGATATTAATACAGGATTATTTGTTATGTTTCGATAATTAGTAGATTTTAACAGCTGGTTTTTTATATTGTTTTCTGTTTTTTTAGAAATTTTATTATAGTTTTCTATAGAAGCAACTTTGGTTTTTCCATCAGTAGCCGTCATTGTTTCTTGGGCTAAATTAATAATGTTAGCAGTTTCGGCTTCTAAAGTGTTTCTAGTTGCATTATCAACCTCTTGTAAACCGGCAAATAACTTATCTGCTCTAATAATTTTGTATTCTTTCGATGTTGGTAGTTCTAGTTCTTTTGTTTTAAGCTTTGGCACTTCTAAACCAATTTCTTTTTTACCAGTCATCATCTCACCTCCTTTTTTAGCTAATTCTTCTGCGGTTGGAGTGTCTAGATTTAAAGAAATATTTTCAAGTTCTTTAGCTTTAGTTTGTATCTCTTTAAGTATTGGGTTAGCCATACCAACTGGATATTTATAATAAATATGACCATCTTGTCCATAAAAAGTACTTACTCCAGCTTTCGACATGTCTCCATCTTTTTCCAAAACCTTACCAGACAAAAACATTAAATCAGGATCGTTTTCAAACGAATGTTGTTTATCTATAAAACCACTATTCCAAGCTATTCCTTTACTATTAATCATCCCTCTATGTTTATTCATGGTTTCTCTAAGTTTTAAGGTAGCTTTAATAGCGTCATCTCTTTTTTCTTTTTGATTTTTAGTGAGATATAATTTACCACTATATTCTTCTATTGTCTCTTTGTACGCTAAAAACTGTTCTTTATCTCTTTTAAACTCTGCTTTGTTTGTTATATTTGGATTACTTGTGGAATAATTATCTTTATTATCTGTGATTACACCATCAGTGTAATTAGTTGATAATTCATTCATAGCTTTATTAAAGTTTTGACCCTCACTTAAATAATCAAATGTTGAATCACCAGTTAAAACTTTACCAGTCTCGGTCAATGTTTCCGCACTCTCCTTATCCCTTTCCCCCATCTTTTTTTCTAAACCTTCATAGACGTCGGTTACCATGTCAGCACTTGCCTTAACCATTGTTTCATAAGATTCATATTTAGCCTTAATCGCTTCTGATAAGCCTTCGTATTGATATTCAAAAATCTTTGTATAATCAGCAGGTCCATAAGATTGTCCTAATCTATACGCCGCTGATACTAAAGTTGGATCTGCCCCATATCCCTTTGCCATATTTATATTTGTTTAAATTCTACATCTAACATGCTATAATCTACTATATCGTAACCATTTATAGTTCTAACAAACTTTTGTGGTATCTCATCAGACATTACGCCTTGAAACACACCTTCGCCATATTTAGAATCTTTAAATTCGAAACTATATATATTTAACCCGCTAGATGATTCACCAATTTTATTTATATTTTTCTTTAATCTCCTATCAGAAGCCGCACTACCTATCATTTGTCCACCAGCCTGCGCATATGAACCAGCTAAACCATATAAAGAAGCGGATTGCTGTCCCATTAAGTTGGCCATGCCTGCCCCTGCCATCATTTGGTTTGCATAAGCTTGCTGTAAAGCTTGGTTAGCGCCTGTTGTTTGCCCCATCTGAATACCTAATAAAGTTGCTTGTCTACTCATTTCCATTTCTTGCAAACTAGCTTCTCCACCACGTCTAGCCATATCTGCAGCCGACTCACCTCTAGCTCTTGTTATATCTGCCTGGTAAGCGCCTTGAGCTATTAACTGTTCTCTCTGGGCTTCCATGCTTTGAACTTGAGCAGCGCCCTGCGCTCTCAATCTTTGGTTCATTGCCTCCTGTTGGCCTATTGACGCTGAAACTTGTTGTGTGGCTAACTGGCCTTGATTAGCCATAGCTTGAGCAAGACCGGCAATACCACTTCCTCCAGCAGCACCTCTCATTTGACCCATTATATTAGCTCTTTGTTGGGCCATCGTGTCTCTTTGAAACTCAGCTTGTTGTTGGTTTACAGTTAAATCTTCGTATACATTTTCAAAATCTGTTTGTAAATCTCTAAATGGATTTTGAATATCTGCATAAAAATTCTTTACGTCAGCATATGGATTTTTAAACACCATACTTCTATAAACATCTTTTTGAGCCTCAAGTTTTTTAGCTTCTTCTTTTTGAAAAGCTAGTTGTTGTTCTGCAATCTCGTTTTGTTGGACTTGATTATCTTCTGCTATCTCCATAGCATCATCGTGAGCCTGACCTGCTTTGTAACTATTATATATAGACGTACCTATATAAGCAGCTCCCACCGCTACCACCACTCCTGTTATTACTGACATATTATATTTTTTTAATTAATTCATAAGATGACTTTTTATCTATATGCCATCCTAATTTTTCATGTGTTTTTATTAAGTGTTGATTTCTACCTATACTAAATAGATGTTTTATGTTTATATCTTTGCAAAAAAGCTCCGTGTCATTTATTAACTTTTCAATCGCTTTTTTTCTATCTTTTTCTTTATATTCTGGATTTGATACCACCCAATCAAAAATAGCCACAGAAGAGTTTGTTAAATATAAATAACATGAAACAATAGGTACGCTATTTTTCTCTACTATAAAACCACCTTTACCGTTGTTAGGTAGAAAATCCTTTGGTAAAATAGGCCATCTCCACCATTTCCACCAACTACATATAGTTTCATAATCACTATCTATTAATGGACGAAATACTAATTTATCTTCCATAGTTATTTAGTTTTATAAAACATAACAAATACTTGCCTACCTTCTTCCCAAGCTTTATTAGGATACTTACTATGAAAGTAATTTGCTGGATATGATATTAATCTATTCTGTTCGTATCCTAAAACAGTGTTTAAATCCCATTTAGTTAAATCTCCAGATTCTTTTGATAAAAGCGCATCAAAATCTCTATCACTAATATTACCTGGTTGTTTTTTCCCATATTCTTTGTGATCCCAAAACGCGGTACCATGTAACCCTTTCATCTTTTTAGGTGAGAGATATAAAACCACAGCTCTTTCAGGTTTTTGACCATTTATAATACCATCGCTATGTATTCTCCATTCAGTATCTATAGTATCTGTGGATACCCTAAAAAATGCTAGTATATTTTCCAACTCACATTTTTCTTTTAAAGCAAGAGTACTTAATACAGTATTAATAAACTCCTGTTTAGCCTCTTGTACCCAAAAAGTTTTACCAGGTGTTTCGTGTTCAATATAACTATTACTATTTAAATAGTGTGTTGTTTTTTTAAACAAATTATCGTTTAAAAAATTATCTATAAGATATATCATGTTTAATTTAATTTAATTTAAAACTTTTCCCAATGATCTCTATAGTCAACTAGTATTTCTTGATCTTTTTTAATATTTGCTATACACACCGCAAAAACATTTCCAGATTCACACTGTTCAAAAACACAATTTTTATTATTAGAGTGATTTGTAAATCTTCCTATATAACTTCTATATTTTTTATCATTTATAAAACCTATGGCTATACCTATTGTTTCGCCCTTATCAATGTCTTTCTTTGCAAATATACCAAAACCATGTATTGTAGATATTCTTTTCTCATATTGATTGTTTTCAATATTCAAAACTTGACCTGCTTTAGTGTCAAAACTAGGGGTATCAAGTATGTTTTTTAAATAATAATCAACTTGATTTTTTGTAATATTTTTTTCTTTAAGAAATTTTTCCCAATCTTTTTTACTAGTTTCTATAATTAAGTTCATTTAATTTAATTTATACTTAATATAGTCACAGTTTTTGCTGTTTATTTACTACTAAACGTTGTTTCTGAATTAACCATAAACAATTCTGCTTCGTTATTATTGTCATCATTTAAAAAAGCAACTGAATTATAATAGCCCTTTAATGATGTTTCATTTACAGCTTTGTCTTTTCCAAAAGATAAAAATCTAGTACCTCCGCTGCAAGGTATTAAGTCAGGTAATCCATTACCAAAAGAGGTGTATGAAAATCCTATATATGTATCAGTGATCTCAGTTACTTCACCAAATAATAGTGGTGGTGCCGTGCTAACGTGAAACCCATCAGTTGTGCTCACTACACACGTACAATATAAAAAGTCTCCTATTTGTAAAGAGGTGTTTAATGAATAGTCATATGATACTGTCGCTTGTGTAGTTGCCATAAATTTATTTTTTTATGATGCTGATAAAAATCTTTCTATATTAAAATGTATTGTTACATCGCTTTCTCCAACTTGTGATATTTCAATATCACCAGTTATTGTAACGGTTCTACCGGTGTTTTCCACTGTTAAAGTAGTACCGCTTTCATATGTTTGTGCTGCATCAACAATCCAGTTACCTGAACCGTCACTACCACCACCTGATGTTATTAGAGGTGCTGATGTCGAAGAAATATTTACACCACTTAGTCTAGACACTTTATTAATAACACCTTCCGTATCTGCCACAGCTATAGTTGTACTAGTAGCTGCTGATGTTGTTGTAGTTGTTGGTTTTGTTAAAACAGCCTCAACATTTGTTACTTTGACTTTATACCCAGTTAGTGATTCTATTTGATCTCTACCCATAGCAAATATTTTCACAGTATCATCTTTCAACGCGTCAGGCTGTTGTTTGTTCAACGTGATATTACCAGGTCTAGATGTTGCAACACCATTTGTAAACGTTGCTAAAGATGTAAAATTAACACCTGTAGCTGTAACATCAGAATATTTTTTTGTTCTTAAACGAGCTCTTGGTAAAGATCTTTCAGACTGTATTAAAGTTTCATTTCCATATTTTGATATTTTCTTAGCACCACCTTCAAAAACATTTGTATTTATTTTTAATTCTGAAGAGACCGCTTTCTTTAAAGAAGACAAAGCAGTGTCAGGTTCGCCTTTTGTTTTTATATCAATAGTGGTTATATAATCCGATATTTTAGAATTAGCAACCACATTAGTACCTGTTACAAGCATTCCATTCGATATACCCAGAGCATTATCAATAGGCCATCTATAATACGTAGAACTACTAATATCCTCTCCTTCTATAGGAACAGCAGCACTACCAATAGTTCTTTGAACAGTAGTTCCTAAATCAGCTGTTGTTGGTTGCCTTTTAATCCAATATGCTTTAGTGGCGGCGGCTGTTACGATTAATTTAAATGGCTGTTTAATTGTTCCGCCATGTTTTGTAGCTGTAATAGTTTCGTTTGTTATAAAAGCATAACCTGAAAGAGCTGGAATAGAATTTGGGGTAATGGCTGTTAACGTTATAGTGTTATCAGTGTATTGGTATAATTTTTTATGCAATAAAGCAGAATTAGATCCAACGCTATCATTTACGTTTACCGTTCTGTTGTCATCGTCGTACCTCATCTCTACATACGGTACATGAAAAGTATCGTATTCTGGATTAGCAAAAACCGTTATGTCATAATGATCGTCATCGGTTACTTTTGGGAAGCTAACGCTTATTGTTTTACTATGTTCCTCTATAACAACATCTGTTAAAACGTACTTAGTTGTTGTAAAAGAATTTGTTTCAAAATTATAATATTTTTTAGGACTATCTTCATTTGTCACGTAAAAACTAAATACAGCATTTTTATCACCTTTTATAACAAACTTTTTACTTCCACCATTCGCTGGAATACTACTTTGGTTAAAATCAACTTGCTTTATAAACTTATTAACTTTAATATTAGAACTATGTTTAGAACAATTGCAAGTAAACTTTAGTTTGTCTAAAAAATCTATTTTTTCTAAGTTTAACTTGTGTAAATCGGAGTTTTTTACTGATCTACTTAGTTCCGCTTGTAATGTTTGTACGTGTTTATCAAAAGAATTACATTTTTGACTTTCGTAATCATTCCATATTTTATTTAAAAAATCAATGTTTGGAGTGTAGTTTGTTGATCTAAGTATATTACCATCTACTTTACGCTGTAGATCTTTAATATTAGACTCCATATATATTCTTAAAAAATCACTTTTTGTACAGTTCATATTACGTAAATTATTTTATTTAAACACCACCTCCACCACCTCCACTAACAACAGTCACTGTACCTAATGGGCCAAGTCCTTGGTTAGCAAAACTACTAGTATCAATATCTGCTGTATTATTACCTTTTATTCTAGAAAACCATTTATTTTCTTTTTCAATAAAATATGTTTCTGTACCCTCGTCCATATTGGTATTCATGCTATACACGTACCATCCCATAGAAGGTTCAAAATCATTATACTGGTTGCTGTAATCTACGTGTGATAATATTTTAGCTTGACTACCTTCATACCCTATTGTTTTAAAACTTTTAATCATACTAGGTTCGTCGTTTAATAGCACGTTCACTAAGGTTTTATATGGCTGCCCGTAAAACTCGTTGTAACTAGCGGATTGATAGTGATGTTCATATAAAATACCATCTTTTACCGTATAATAATTGTTAGCACAACTAACACCGGTTTCCATTTCATTAAACGACTTAAAGCTAACCCAACCTTTTACTCTTTCGTCATACGTAGCCACTACGCCAAAACCACCACTATCGTTATTAGAATTAGCAACTGGACTTGAAAGATTAGTCCAATCTAAAACATGATCTATTGTGTTTTTTAAAGTGACATTGTATTCTTGTTTTTCATCATCATAAGAACCAATAATTTTATCAGCATGTCTTAAATTGTCTTTAAACCAATCTCGCATACCAGCTTCTGATATAGGTGTTAATCCGTCTTTAGATAATCTCAACACAGCACCTCTAACTTTATCTGTAAAATAAGCTCTATAGTTTTCCGATGCAAATGATTCTGGATTTTTTGATATACCATAATCTCCTGAAAATGGTATAGTTTGACCTAATACATTTATATTAGCTGTTAATTGAGGGTTTCCGTCAGCATTATATACAGCATCTTTATTGGCTAGTATTTTTAATGTTTTATCTTCACATATTGTTAATAAATCAGAATCTCTTGAAAAAAGTTTCTGTATACTACCGTAATTTGGATTTATATCTTTAGTTATTTTTTCAGCTTGTATAAATTGATTTAAATTATTAATACCAGCCACAGAGTTATATATTCCAGAATATATTAACCCATATTGTCTTTGTTCTTGTTTATAATCAGATAAAGTTGTAGATACTCTAACACCATTAGATATAAAAGGTGTATTAAAGTTATCTCTAATTCTATCTGATTCAACACCGTTTCTAAAAGAATAACAATTATGCCAATTTAAATCAATCATAGAATATGGCGATTTATTTTCTTCGCCACCATAAATATTTTTATTTATTTTTATTCTAAAACTGTTTTCTGGACCATCACCAAAATTAGGATCAGTTGTGGTAACATATGGCTCTAACCCACCCTCGTGACCAGCGTACATACTAGGGTTTCCTATACCACTACTTGTTACGTTTAATTTACCAACATTGTGTGCTAAAACTTCTGTTGAAAATATTATTCCATCAGGTCTTCTTATTCTTATTCTCTTTGGTGGGGTTTGTATCAACGCTGAAGAGGCTCCCACGTTCATAGCGGCAAATATTATAGAATCTTGCCAAGCCTTACCATCACAACGTAAAGTTAATATATCACCATCTACGTGTACTATTTCTAATTCTGTCAACGGCGTTATAGCCTCTGGAGGTAGAAATGCAGATGTAGAAGCGTCATTATGTGTCACTATAATAGAGTTTTCATGAGATCCATCTGGATTATGAATTCTTTGACCGTCGTCTTCCGTATAGGTGTTCACAACGTATGGAAAAGGATTCCAAGAATATCTAGTCGGTATCCAATCATTAGCTGTAGTTGTGTCTAATTCTATAGGTATACGTGGACTTGCCTCGTAATATATATCTAATTCTGGACCATCTTCTGGTTCTGTTTCCCAAATAGCTGGGTTTTGAGACAAAGGAACTTCTAAATCTTCCTCGGCTCTTAAAAACTCCAAAGTGTATTGTGTCGCTTGTAAATCCGCCCCGTTAGACACACCGCAATCAAAATCACTGTCATACTCCATATGCCTGGAAATTTTTACGACTGAGTTTTTACTATAGCCATTCATTATAGCTTGTCTAAATAATATTGTACCACCGTCCACAAAATCGTAAGTATCATTTATACATAGTGGTCTAATATAACCACCTAAAGCAACTTCATAACGACCATCAGCTCCTAATAGGTAAGGGTCATCATCACCCCAATCTATTATATCAACTACTTGTAAGTATAATAAACTCTCATGATCGTTAGTACTATCTATATCTTTACCAAAATTCACATCATAAGTTCCATTTGAAGTCGTATCAAACTTATAAGCTATCATACCTTTTTCTAACATTTGACCGTCATCATTAGTTATACTATCTGTAAAAAACACATAATCAACAGTAGTTAAATCTATATGATCAGTTGTACCATTAGTGTCGTTACCTCCTTTTATTAATACAGGTATTTTAACACCGTTAGATATACGACCAAAATCTTCGCCAGTAGCACCTGTGGGGTTCCATAACATTTGATTTGGTACAGAATCATCAATATTTACTAAATCTAACCTCCAAGATTTTGTAAAATTACACGATAATTGAGCTCCATAAGAATAGTTTTTTGTCCAAGAGCATCTATTCGATTGCTTATCCATAATATTAGTCCCTCCAACCATAACAGAACCCCCAGCGGTTATCCAATACGCCGGGTCATCTGGCGTGTGAAAAGCTATTTCGGTTGCAGCAGCGCGATCTACTGTATTTGTTATATCATAAGATATCATATGCACACCACTAGCAATGTCTCTAGCCCAAAAATCACCTAAAAATGTATTACCAAATTTATCATTTAAGTAACTTCCGTAAGCTGTGGCTGTATAAGTACCTACTCCAGAGCCATAATACTCACCACCATAGGCTTGTGAAAGTATATCTAGAGAATAAGCATATCCGCCGTTGGCCTCTGATTCCGCAGCAATATCATTCATTCTCCAGTCTCCTTCAGCGGCTCCTTTAGCATATTTAGCATAGTTGTAATAATTAACTTCTGACACACCTATTATTTGATATATAGAACCTGTTGGGTCTTCTTTAAACCTACAGTATGTGCCAGGTTGCATTGCCTCGACTTTTGCTATTGTAGCAGCGTCTTGATAAGATGGATTACCACCAACTTTACCTATATTAAAAAATCCTTCATCAACCATAGGGTCAGATGGATAGTTATCCCCATCCATACTAGCTTTAGGTTCGCCCCATATACCGCCTAAAGATACTTCTAATCTTATTGATTGTGATCCTATTATTATTCCTTGACCCTCTTGACTACCGTATAAATTTTCCCACCTTTTGTCATTTGTATAATACTCTTTACCAACAGAAAAACCATTATTTATATACCAAATTTCTGTATCTCTAGCCAAACTATCAGATTTCTTTTTATAACCATCTGTTCTCCACCAGTTATCCCAAGTTAAATCCCTCATCGAATCTAAATCGTATGGTGGATCAGTGGGTTTCATTAAATTCCCCGGATTTACAGGATTAGTCCAATTGCTTGCACCAACACCAGTATAGTGACCAGACGTAACAAAACTACCTAAATATTTTATTGGGTGAAAACTTTTCCAAGGTATTGTGGTGTAGTTATTATACTCTTCAATCCAAACACCATTTTCAACATCACCATTATATTTAAAAGCATATCTAGTGTCATAACCTTGGTGCCAATTAGAGTTGTAAGCCAACTGTCCAATAGGTCCAGCCCAACCATTACTTCCATTTGTATTATTATTAGGAATTGAGTAATGTTTAATATAATCTATACCACCAGTGGTATCTAAAACATCTGCATAGTTGTTTGGAGCTTTTGTGTATAATCTAAAGAATGGAGCGAAAGTTGCGAGTCCTAGTTCAACGGTATCACCGTTAAGATCTACTTTACTTGTAAGTTGTTTAAGCGTGTAAGCGTTTTCATATGCTGTAGTTCCATTATAAGTTGGTATTCCGCTAGATCCTGGTAGGTTACTATTAGCTACAGCACAACGAACTGGTTCTTGCAAACCAGTACCAGCATGGTAATTTTCACCATTACTATCTTGAAAATCACCTTTAGAACCATGCATTAAGTGATGCATTCTATTCATGTAGTTAAGTGGAATAGACGCGATTACTTGATAATTATCTTCGTCCATAAAATCAGGACGACTTGGGGTTTTTATAAATCTATCAAAAATATCATCTGTAAATATTTTTACAAAAAATCTACCATCAAATTCAGGTTTGTTTTGTACGGTTGATCTAAATATTCTAATTCTTGATGTACTTAAAACAAAATTTGGACTCGTATTAGTTGGATCATCTAATATCATGTTAACATCGTCTGTTAATGTTATTGCGGTTTTAACGTGATATCTAGCGCTATTAAGATTGGTTGGAACACCAGTAGTCACATCAAATTGTACGTCACATGTTATTGATGCTATTTTATATTTTTGAGAAAGTTCTCCTCCGTTTTCAAATTGTATATAAAACTCATCACCACTAGCTCTATTTAAAAATTGTTCGTGCCAATTAGAAATATGAGTATTGTAAAACTCATTATATTTCATTTCAAAAGTAGATGTACCTCCTCTAGGAATTTGTGTTGAGAAGGAAGTAAATACATCTCCCCCATGTGTTCTTGAATCAACTAGTGTAAAAGTAGTTTTAATATGATCTGGAGCTTCGTTTTCAATAGCTAAAACTTTATATCTAGCGGGATGATCTATTACTGCGTCATTAGACTCTGCGGCTTTTTTTAGTATTAAAAAATCTTCTTCTTTTATTTTATTTCTATCAGCAGAAGGAAAAGACATCCACACGTTTCCATCTCCAGCATCATAATATCTATCCATAGCCATGTTATACCACTGGCCACTAGTTTCTTTTATACAAAACTTAAAATATTTCATATCGGCAAAAACCGCAGCAGGTGGAGCGTACGACATTCCAACTCTTAATCTATTATTGTTATCAGAAAGATCTTTAGGTACTTTAAATGTAGCTTGTGATGTTGATAATACAGGTGTCTCTCTACCAAACTCATCAACAAACACAACACCAAGCTGATATTCTCTAAGAGATTTTATAGATCTATCTTTTATATTGTTTCCATATTCTTGATCATATTCAATTAAAGCGTGTTGAAAATATGGTGTAAACCTTTCCCCCACCAAATTTAATAAATCAAAATTTTGTAGATAATTACCATACACTATTCTATTTCCAGTAACTTCTTGAGATAGTGCTTTTCTAGGCACGTTATCATATATTCTTAAAAGTTGATTCTCTGGTAATATATACTTTATTTGTTCGTCTGTTATTTTATAAGCGTTTAATTGCCAATTATTCCATTTTTGAGCCCAACCAACTGAGGTTATAGGTTCATTACACCAATTTGGTTTATTAATAAACTGCTCGTCATCAGGGGCTAAACTATCAATAACGTATATCATTGGGGAAGAGTCGTCTTTGTATAATAAATCAACCTCAATAACATCTTTTGGTATATTGTCTGAAACAAAGTTTTTGAGTACAATATAGGCTATTCTGTTTACCATACCTAGATTATATCCTTTTTTAGGATGGTAATCAAACCCTCCAGGGACAAAAGCTGGTTGTGTGAAAGGCGAAAAATGAGAATACTCACCGTCTTCATATTTGTATCTATAAGCAAATCTAGGGTACTTAAACTCAAATATATTTTTCTCTTGGTCAAATTTATCTATAACATATTGGAGTTCACCCGTTGTGTTTGCAATAGTGTTTATTGTGGGTATAGCCCCTCGAATACTATTAACCATAAATGTCACTTCGGCTGATTGAGTATTATTAGATACTAAACCACCAACATTAGGCACACTAACACTATTAAATCCAACTATCGTCGCTTTTATAGTATACTCTGTTAATGGTAAACTAGGTGGATCAGTATTTGTATCGTCAAACTCTTTAATTACAACTACGTCACCAGCACCCCATAAAAAAGAAATATTATCTCCAGCTGTAGCATCGTGCCCAGCAGCGTCTCTTGTTAATTTTACAGTAAAATTATCGCCAACATTTAACGAGCTAAAACTATTTACAGAAGTATTTCCATTTATATCTAAAATATCATCAGACGTATTATTTAAACTACCAGTTGTTATAATAGACGAATAAGATTGATAGTATACGTTGTCATTACTATCTAACACCCTTAGTTCTTCTCTACCAGTAACAAGATTTAAAGCCAACGGATTATTTGGTGATTTTTTAATAACAGTAGCGTGTTCTTCTTTTAATCTAACTTTATCAGATAATTGTATTGAATCCGCTTCGTTTATAAGGTAAGTAGGATGTGTGGCCGTACTAAAAGTACCGCTTATACTTCTTGGTATATTAATTTTTTTAGGTTCATTGTAGTCATCAGTCCAAAATAACATATCATCAATAATATTCACACCTGTTATATGTCGAACGTTTCTAAAGTTTGTTATTGGTTTAGGATTTTTAAAATACAAAGCTTTTATTCTACCCGCTGGACCTATACCGTAATTAACTATATTATCTGCAAAGATATGTAAATTGTTTAACGAAGACATAAACATATTGTCCTCATAATGTGCTAATTCAATATTAAATACGCCAGAGGGTGCTTCGTATTTTTTAACTACGTGTATATTAAAAAGGTTTACTAACGAAGAACTTGACCCCGTATTACTTGTGCCCAACGTGTAACCATCTAATTCCCAACCAATGTCTATAGCGTTATACGCTTCTTCGTCAATTTGTAACCTCAGAGTTCCATATTCGAGATATTGACCCCCTGAAGTTCCTGGAAGTTGATACAAACCATCCACAACACCACATATTACTTCAAATTGATCTACCAACACCGGTTCAATAACACTATTTTTTGTATACTGTAATATCATGTCTTGGCCTACGGTAGTTTGAACAGCAAATGTATAAGGGTTGTTTGGTATATTAGCAGCGTATGGTTTCCATTGCCATAAACCATTTGTGCTTACTGCCCCTAAAGCAGTAGAATCAGTATTGTATATTCCTCGAAAAAATTCAATCGCAGATGCCACTTTATGGTGGTTAGGTCTAACAAACCAATATAAAGTATCATTTTTTTCGTCACTAACAGATCCTATACAGTTATAAGTGTACATTCTATGATCAGTAATATTTAACTGGCCATTTACCTTTTGATTACTAAGTATATTTTGTAACACACCAACGTTAGAACCTTCCGAAGATGATACTTGTATGTTAAACGCTTCTCTATATTCTCCATTGGGAACTAATCTCTCATCAAGATCTAAGTTCATTCTTCCAGAGGAAAACTGATGTTTTATTTCTGGCATTTAATTAATGTTTTATTTGTTTCGATTTACCTCTTAAAATTTGAGTAATTTCTTCTAAGTTTATATTAGATAATCTTAGTTTTGCTTTTCTAGTTTCTGCAAAACGTTCTTTTTTAAATCTTTGAACTAATTGCTCTGGAGTATTCATACGAGTTGATAAAATAGCATGGGCTATCCATTTATACATTGCTTCTTCTGCAAATTTATGTACTTGCATTTCAGCATCTGTTCCTAGATGATCGCTTATATAATCTAATATCACAGTTTTACCTGATAAATTAGAGCTAAAGTTTATTTTACCTCTTCTACAGTCTACATAAAAAGATCCATTTACTTGAGCGTGAGACGGTTCTAAACCATATCTTTCACCATGGTATGGCCAATAAGTCTCATCTTCGTAATCATTACTAGTATTTTCAGACGGTGTTTGGGACTTGTAATTTTCCCAAGCTGTAGATGTTAAAGTATTGTTTGTTTGTATACCACCATCAAGCATAACACCAGTAACATTGACATTATCCATATAGGAAAAAATTGCACTTGTTGCACCGTTAGCTATAAAATCACTGTATTCAGCCCAACTAGTTATTACAACATACACTTCGTCATAAGCACTTACGTCTATAACGTCTTCTTCTTTTAATTCTTTTATATTTTCCGTAGTATCAACATCTTTAGTCCATTCTAAATAAGCATCATCTCCAGATATAGTTTGCAACCAATTTGGGTCTTTATTTGTAGATGTAATGGTAGAACTATCTTGAAATATAGTGCCACTAGATGGTTCATCTGCGGTTAAACCAAGCCACACTGTACTTCCTAATTCTTTTCCTCCTGCACCATTAGTTTTACCTTCTCCACTTAAGTTTACATAGTTTTGGTTACTTACATCAATTTTTTGCCAAACCGTGTATATATGAGAGGTGAACTCACCATAACCCTCATTAGAATAAAATCTAAATCTTAATCTATTATTGCCATCCCCAAGATCTGAAGCGACAGTAATTAAATCAATGTTACCTGCGTTGCCAGCTGTTATTTCAACTTTATTTTGTTGTGGTCCATTTGTAATCCATGGGGGTTGTACCGTCCCACCGCTTACGCTAAACTGTTTATTTCTAACTAAAGGATTACTTATTTCATAAAGATAATTACCATCAGCATTTTGATTTATACTAAATGGATTTGAAGTAAGATTTGTTGGATACAAAACATGCTTTATACCAGCGTCGTCGACCCAACTAACTTTAGTATAGTCAATATAATCATGAGGCAAAATCATTTGTAAACTATTTGGTACAATTATTTCTTGAGCTTTACAAGATTTAAAAGTATCAAAAGATAATTCTGCTAAAGCTCTTTGAGCATGAAACATAACATCTGTTCTTTTTACTTTAGATATTATCTTGCCTTCTCCGACGTACGTTATTATAAATTGATTAATGAGTTCTTTTAAAGAAATAAATTGATAATTACCATGATCATTACCTTGGTAGTAATGCTGATTTGGTAAATTGTTTAATCCTTGCCAGTAATTTGCCATTTATTTATTGTTTTTCTTGTTGAATATTTAATTGATCCATACCCGTAGCTGTTTGCACTATATCTTGTTTTTGTATAGCCACGCCAGCTAAACGTAATATTTTATATACCAATTCTGTTTCTTCAGAAGCATGAAGTGTAAAGTCTCTTGAATTTGTTGGTAGATACATAGCGTTACCATTTATAACAGTATATGCCCATTGGGGTTTTGATGGTCTTTCTACGTAAGTATAAGTAACTTGTTCTATACCGCTAGGATAGACTCTAATTTGATTACCTTGCCTAATATAATAGCAACTTCCCCTTACCAATCTAGGTTTTAAAAGTGGAGAGTTATTAATATAACCAAGTTCATTTCTTTGTATTTGTTGAACCTCTATATCACCATAAAAAACCGATCCCAAACGATACACTGAATCAGGAATGTTTACCGGTGTATTGTTATTAGCACTTGTTCTTTCAAATATACTTATTTTTTCCTGTAGATTATCAATAGTATCAGAATACTCTTCGGAATTTCCATGAGCCCTCATTCGTTGTTCTAACTCATAAAAATAATGCTCGAATATTTCTGCTTGAGCGTGATCAGCAAATAAATTAAATTCTTGAGGAGTTATATAACCTCTTTGTTCTTTATTTGCTAAAGCTAAAACTTTTTGATATACTGTATCTATATTTACCATATTTATTTTTTATTATAAGGAAACTTCTTGTTTAAAGCATCTCTTCTTTTTCCACAACCACAATCTTTTTTTCCAACAGCTTTTGCGCCTGCTTGTACCACGCTATGAATCCCTGTTTTTTTTGCAAACCATTCTATTGAGTCGCCTAATCCTTTTGATTTTTTATCTTCCATATAATTACATTTTGATTTGTAGTTTGTAATCGCCCCGCAGGGCGACTACCACTACAGTTAGATTAATTTAATCTTTTTTCAATATTGGAATAAATTTCCATACCTTCATCAGTTTTAAACCAAGCAGCTAAAGCTGAATAAGGATGTTCGTCAAATGGAACGTTCATTAGTTTTCTATCATTAGAACCCCATGAAAAAGTTCTTTGATCAGAAGATAATTTTAATATTCCCATTTCTGTTGCTTTAATCCCAAAGTTTCTAAGTTGAACATTATCATCATTTACTAAATCTAAGAACAATTCTGGATTTTTCTTAGCGTATATAAGTAAATCACGTTTAAGTTCTTTAGAACTCATTGTAGACACTTTAGAACCAATCTCTACGCGCATAACCGCTTCTGCCATATCAATATCCATATTTTTAGCAGCATTTAATGCTTCTATTTCTAGTTCTAATATATCTATTTCTTCAGCGGCCTCCTCGACAGGTTTGTATTCTGTAAAAAGCTTTTCTTTATGAGGGTGATATAGCGATAAAAGTTTTTGCAAAACAACTTTATTTTTAGGAACATGAAGTACTCCGTTTTGGAATATTATATGTTCTAATCTTTGATCACCTTGCATTTCATCAACAAAACATGTTTTTTGATTAACACAATATTTAAGTTCTCTTTCATAACCTTTTTCTTCGTCGAAATAGTAAATATTTGAAGATCTAATAGAATAACTTAAAGGAGTCATATTATTAGTAAGATAATAATGTCTATCTTTAATTTCCCATTCAGGTTTTTTTGGTTCAACTTTCTTAGGTTTTGGTGTTTCAACAACTGGTGTTTCAACAACAGGTACCTCTACCTTTTCTGTTTTTTGTTTCTTTGCCATAATATAATATATAATAAAATTAATAAAATAAAAGGCCGAGGCCGAAGCCCCGGTCTTTTAAAAATGTTTACTTCATTAACATGAAGTTGTTACCACCTTGTACAACTAAACATCTTTCAGATAACATATGAATTTGCATTGCATCTAAATCAGATGTTACAGCTCCAACAGAACCAGTAACCCAAGTCTTCATTTTTCTAGACTCAGTTTGAGAAGCTCTGTAACGAACATGTAAGAAAGGACGTTTCATATTCTTACCTACAACTTGGTCGTAAACAGAAGACACACCAGCTGGTATAATAGTACCTCTAACAGCGTTAGTAGTATCTAAAGCGTTTATAAATCCTCTTGTAGCTTTATCGTTAAGATATTTCCAGTCAGATTTATAGAAATCATAAGAACCTCTTCTAAATCCAGAGAAACCTAGGTTAAGTGCCATGTCTTCTGAGTTGTTAAATACTCCGTAAGAAGTACCACCAGCTCCGTAAGAATTCATCGAAGCTAACATATCATCTATCGCAAGAGCTGTATCTCTATTAACAAACATCATATTCTCTTCTATAGCACCATTCTCATCAAACTTAGCTAATATATCGTCAAACTCAGCTAAATCAGTAGCAGCGTTAACACCAGTAACACCAGTAGTAACGTGACCTCTAGTTTCAATAGCAGAGAATAAACCTTCAGTACCAATATTAGTATCTGAACCTAAACCACCAGTGTGATCATGAATTTCAGATGTAGAATCTCCTTTTGCAGACTCAATCATAGTCATTTCTAAATAATCAGCGAAACGAGCTCTAGTCTCAGCCTCAGCTTTTAAGTACCATAAGTAACCTGTAGTACCGTCTTCAGCAGCTACTTCAACCCAACCAATTTGAGATGCATCAGATCCAGAGATCTCATACAAGTCTTTCATAATAACTGGTTTGTTAGTATGAGATTTGTGTTGTGGTTTATTACCAGCAGCTTTACCAGTAGTACCTTTAGCGTGCTCAGATCCATAAACCATAATTCTACAAGTGTTATCACCATTTTCCCACAAGGTATTTGTACCTAATTCTGCTTGTGCGTAAGGTAAAACAGTAATAAATTGATTAGAAGAAGTTGCAGCAGATCCAGAAGAATCTAAACTAATTTCAGCAACATAACCTCTAGTTGTTGTTCCAGCTTTAGCTAATAAAACTTGATCACCAACTCTAATACCGTGGTTAGCGCCGATTGAGTTACCATCTACATCATTTTGTATTTCTACTAAACCTGAAGATGCAGTTTGAATTTGACAAGTGTAAGTCAAGTGAAGTCTACCTTGCTCTGACCAAACTACTTGGTCTGAACTCATAGCTTCCTCAGCTCCTACTTGTGCTAAAAATCCTGATATCGTTCTATTACCGAAGATATCAACTTCTTTTTCCATTAAATCTGGTAGATATTGTTGTGACCAGTCTACCCCTGATCCAGTTGCGAAGTCTATATAATTAGTCGTCAACGCAGCTTGTATTGGCGCGGCAGCAAATGTGCCTGTACCGTAACTTGAAATTGCCATTTTTTAAATGTTTTAAATTGTTAATTATTTTCTATTTTTAATTCTCAACTTAAGATCATTAGCATTATCACCCAACACTCTAAATTTAGTTCCACCAACTTCAATCTCTTTGTGAGATTGTCTTGGATTCATGTTAACATTTTTAGCTTTTGCAACACTATCTTTCATAGCGTCAGCTTTTCCTTGTTCGTAAAAGTGTTTTGCAACAGCATCAGCATTCATTGCTGTAAATAAAGACTTATGATACCCTTTAGCGTCTTTTAAAGCAGAGTTTTTATCCAAAAACTTTTTGGTAAAATTGCTTAAATCGCTTTGAGCGGTCTTTATTTCATCAGCATTGTTTACATTAAACCTATACTTTTTATCACCGACATTGTATTCAAAACCTTTGAATTTGTCGTTAAAAACTTGATTAGTTTTTTGTGTAAAAATCTCAGAGTTTTTTTCAACTGTTTTTTTAGTTGCTTCTGAATCTTTGTTGTATCTATTAAAGAAATCAATAGCTTTTTGTTGTTCTTGAGTCAATTTTGACCCGGCTTTAATTTCTTTATAGTATTTGGACTTTTGCCCGTCCAGATAGGTCTTAGCGCTGGCAACTTGCTCTTTTAGCGCTAATTTTTTTCTTTTAATATCTTTTTCGCTTTCTGATTCTTCATCATAAGCAAAAGTATCTTCCATAAGGAAGTTAATTTCTTCGTTGTTTAAATGAGGTTTTGTTTGTTTATAATACTCATATAATAAATCTTGATCATCTAATTTATTATAATCTTGATTAAGTTTAACGTAGTCATTTAAATCTCCACCAGTTTCTTCCATAAAATCTACTAATTTTTGAATATCTTCTGGTAAAGCCTCACCGGTAGCTTTAGATTCAGCAATTGCCTCTTCAATTTTTTCTTCTGTATCAGCAATCTCTTCTTCGGTAGAGTCTTCAGTTATTTCTTCTAATACTGAAGTTTCTTGTGTTTCTGTTTCCGGTTGTACTTTTTCTTGTTCTTGTGGGGCGTCGGCATTTTCAGACTCTGCAACCACTCCGCTGTCGTCAGCGTTATCTTCTTTAGTTTCATTTTCTTTTTCTTTTGGTGTTGGTGGTTTACTTAAATCTACTTTTATAACGTCATCATCATTAGCAGATTTAAATTTAGTTTCTTCAACTTTTTCAGTTGTTTTTTGTGTAGTTTCTTCAACTACGTTTTCATTTTTTTCTTCCATAATATAATATAATAATAATTAATAAATTCTCTACTTAGGCTCAAATTTCCCTAAATTAAACCCTCCATCTAATATATCATTACCTGAGGATTCAAAGTTTTTAGGTGGTGTGCCACTTTTTCTTTGCTCAATCATTTCACTTTGTTGAGATGCTTGAATTTTTGTTCTTTGATCTTTTCTATCTTCTTTTTCTTTTTCTTTCATACTCATGGTTTGGTTTTCCATAGTTTTCAATTTCATATTATAATCGAATTCCAAAGCCATTAGTTCTTTTTTAAGCTGTGCCTCTTGATTCATTTTTTGAGATTCTAATTCAGCTTTTAATTGCTCTAGTTTACTTTTACTTTGATCTAAAGCTTGGTTTTTTTGAATCTCAGCTTGGGCTGCCGCCTGTGTCGACTGTTGGTTTAGTTGAGCTTGTTGCTGCATATTTTGATCTTGTAAAGCTTGATCTTTTTCTTGTTTTTTCTGTCTACGTAATTTAAGAAGTTGGTTTGCTAATTTTAGATTTTTAATATTCCTAATATCAATAGCGTCTTCTAGTTCAATGCTTTGTTGCTGCAAAGCCATTTGAATATTATTTTCTAATAATTGTTTTTCTTCTTCATCAGGTTGCAATTCAAGAAAAATACCAAAATCATAAAGATGCATGTTGTTTATTTCTTCTAACGTTGCCATATTTTTACCACCAATAGATTCTATAAATGCCTTTTTTGCTGGAGAATATTCTATAATATCAGATATTCTAAGAGATAAACATTCTGCGGTTTCAGCTGTTAAGTACAAACCAGCTTGTAATATATGTCTTGTAGCCGTATTGCTATTTGCAGCTGCCATTTTTTGAACGCCCACCAAAGCATTTTTATCCGGCATACTACCATCTCTAGCTTCGTTTAACCCTGTTACATCTCTTATCATTTGTAGATAATAATTGTAATTACCTATAAGTGCTTGCATTTTATTACCACCAGATCCCGATGTTATTTCTTGTATTGGTACTTTACCTGGGTTTAAATCGCCTTCTTGCGTAAATGATCTACCGATAACAGATCCTGTTTGGAAAAACATATTTAACGCTTCTTGTGGATTGTAGTTTGTTCCATTACCTAAATCAACCTCAGCTAAACCATCGGCATCTAAATAAACTCCATCTGGAACCATTCTTGATAGTACTTGTTGTAGTTTTAAATGGGTTAATTGAATCATGTCAGCAAAACCAGTTATACGTTTTACTAACGAATCTATTTTACCATTATACATTCTTGGTGCAACTATAGCATAATTCATTTTAACTTTATTGTAGTTACTTTTTGGACGAATCATGTTTTTAGCTATCTCCCATTTAAGTAATTTATCAGTACCAAGAATTACTGCCCCATCGTAAAGACATTCTATTGACTTTGACAATTTAGAATAACCACCTTCTTTATCTTTAGGTGGGTTAAAAGAATCATTTTTTAATATAACTTTTTCTGCTCCAGTTTTTGTTTTCTTTACTTTATAAACTTCATTTTTATACGTTTTATAATTAAAATATAAAACTTGAATAGTATTGTTGTCTTCTTTGTTTAAAGAGTATCTAGTTTGATAATTATTCTTGTGAACACTCTTATTTTTCATTATATTCTCAAGTTCGCTTTGCGTTAAATCAGGAAATTGTTTCATTAATTCGTTTACTGGTATTGATTTAACTTCACCAACATAATATATATCTTCAAAATAAGGTGAATCTGTATAAGAATACACAAGATTAGCTGGGTCAACATAATCAATAGTGACACCGTCAGATGTATTAAAACAAGTTTTAACAGCACCTATACCCAACACTGTTAAATCGTGATAAAATCTTTTTTTTATTAATTCATAGTTATTTCCTTCAAATAAAACGTTTAACGCTTGTTCTTGAGCTATTTCTATAGATTGCTTGTAGTTTAACTGCATATGAAGTTCTGCTTCTTCGGGTGTATCAGGTAAATCAGGAATATTACTTTTTCTTAAATCCATACCAAAAGAAGCCGCTAAAGCGTTAAATCTAGACATTCTTATATCAGACAACATGTTTTGAATGTGTTCTGTACGTTGTTTCAAACCATAAGGATCTTGAGAATATGCTTGTAAATCATAAGTTCTCTCAGCTATACCATTAACTACAATGTCTACAAATTTAGATATAATTGGGACTGGTGTCCAATCTAAATTTAAATAGGACAAATCACCATTTATAGATAATTCATCCTTATACTTTTGAACAGATTGCTCGCCTCTAGCATACAATCTTAAATTATGAAAATTATTGTAATTAGATCGATAACGATTAACGCTTCTATCGTTATTAAACCATTCCGTTTCTATAGCTTTAGCTACTTTCAAGCCGTATTCAAGACTTGATTTTTCAGCATCGCTTACAGTTTGACTAGGAAAATATGCTCTACCAGAATATGCCATATTGTCATTTAATTATTTGTGAATTAACCCCAGTATTATCATACTTAGAGATATTTATATTTAACTTTGGTTTTTCAATTTTAGCATTTGGCGCGTATAAATGTCTATTATTTGCCATTATAGCTAGTCCAGAACTTATTGTAGCATCATGCTTAGTTCTTTTTGTTATATCAAATCTAGCCCAATCATTTAATAAATCATTAAAATATAAGTTTCCAAACGTTCCATCTTGCTTCATGCCTACGTGATCTTGTATATACATCTCAATAGCTGCTGCATGCGCTTGTTTTATATCTTCGCTTGAGTTTGGTATACCTCCAACTTCTTTTTCTGCTGTTGATAATTTATTCCAAACTTTATCAGGTCTATTCATACTAAAACCTCTATAACCCCTTCTTCTTAAATAATAAAGAAGTCTTGGTTTGTTGTTCTCTGCTAGTATTGGCATTCCATAAAATACTAATGCCATTAATACATCTTCAAAGAATATTTCAGCTGTAGGTGGTCTTGATAGATATTCTAAAAAAAAGCTATTCGCAGGAGCGTCCTCCATACTAAACCTGGTTAAGCCATGTAATGCTCCTTTAGAACCCTCTCCATCTACAGTCCCTGATATATCATAAGAGTCACAACCAAATGCCCCCATGTGTTCATTACCAGGATATTTAATACCGTTTTTAAGTATTACTCTATTTTGTAAACCAGAAGGTGGTACCCAACTAACTTTAAACCTACCTTTTGGATCTGGATAAAATATAACTTGAGAATCTTTTATTCCATTTACCCACTGAAAATTACCTTTTGTAATTCCTAAGGTTCTAGACATTTCCTCGTTATAATCTATCTGTTCGTATATTTTTACTAAATTAAATATACTATTTTTTGTTTCATCACGAAACGCGTGTTCTTCAGTTCTTGGAAATTGGCGATAAAATTCATTTAAAGCATCTTGATCATCTTTTAAACCATCGGCTTCGTTTTGCCAATTATCTATTACACCTATATCTATTAGTTCACCGTCTGGGGCAAACACATCTGTGTCAGGAGTAGTGAATACTGGAATTCCATACTCATCAATAAATCCTTCGTAGTTCCATTCCATTGGGATAAACAAAGAGTATAAACCAGATTTTGTTTGACCATTTCTATTTCGCTTAGTGACATCTGATGCATTATATAATTTTTTAAAATTGTCCCCGCCTTTATCTAAAGCGTTTGATGTTGAACCCATCATACATTTACCTATTATCCTACTACCTAATCTTAAACAAGTTTTTGTAACCCTCCAATTATTTAATATATTATCAGGTCTTTCCCATTTACCACTTTCATCATGTACTAATAACGCTAACTTTTCACCGTCATAACTATTATCACCAGTATTTTTCCAATCTATAGTTGTGTCTAAACCTTCAATCTCTTCCATACCATCTGTGGCAGACATTTTCTTTCTAGTAAATTTACTGGCAGGAACTCTATATGCTAATTCAGACTTTGGTCTATCCATACCATCTTGAATTGGTTTGAAGAAAAATGGATAGTTAATACTAATAGGTACTACTTTATCTGTAAACATTTTTTTAGCATCAGCACCTGTTTTAGATAATATACCATATCTACTATCACTCGAAATAGTAGCTAAATTAACTGTTTCGGCTGAAGACATAAAAGAAAAACCAGAACGACGATTTTTAAGATAGCACATACCATAACATCTTTTATCTGCTTTACACGCTTCCCAAAATATAAAAAACAATCTATTTGCTTCACGAAAATCTGGAGCGCCAACATCTATTTTACTCCATTGAAGATACATATAATGTGTTCCTACTATATAAGTTGGTTTACCATTGTTCATAAACCAAAAACCTTCGTCTCTTCTTTTAAATTCTTCGTCTATATAATCAAACCACTGTTCTTTATTTTCATCTGGATAGTTTCTCCAATCAAATATGTTTTTAATCCTACTTAATTCTTTAGGATATTCTTGTTTTACCCATTTGTTTTTGGGGTGCACGTACACTCCTTTTGGTTCCAACGGCAAGCCAATTCGCAAGTTTTGGATTTCAAGTATCTCACCAATTTTTCCCGTTTTAGAGATAACCACAATATCATGTTCTTTATTGTATCCATATTTCCATTTTTTAGATTTGTTAAGACGACTAATAGTCGTTTTTTTAATAGGTTCTATTGTTTTAACTAAACTTTGCTCGTACATTACTTAGATCTGCCTTCTGCGAATCCCTTAAAGACTTTTTCCTCTCTCTTTTCAGGTGTTTTTCCCTCGAGTAGTTGTTCTTCTTCTTGAATTCTGTTAAGTATTTCAAATGCGTCAAATATAGCTAGTTTTTTAGTAGCTGCGGCATTTTTTAATCTATCTGCTGATATATCATCATCTGAATCTACAATAGGTTCTTTCGCTACTTTAATTAATTCATCAACTGCTTTTTGCCCAGCTTGGATTATATTCTTCTTCGTCTCCTTGATATTCATATTTGATTGTAATAAAATTAGATAAAACTCGATATAGCCTTTCGTTATTAATAATAAACTCATATTTACTATTTGGCTTAAAACCAACTAAATCACCAACTTCAACTGTACCATCAGAATATTTAACAATACCTTGTAAGGGTTTTTCTTGTTCAATATTAAAGTTATCTACAGCTTTTAAAGGTTTTATAAAACAATATCCTTTTGGTGCTATCCATTCTTTATTTGTTTTGTATAAAAAAATTTGATCTTTATTTACAAGATAAGTTGATTCATTAAAAAAACTTTTACTATTTTTTTCTTCACCTCTAATATTATGCCATCTTCTAAATACATTGTGATGTACTATAACTGTATCCCCTGGCTTTATGTCTGTATCACCAATAATCGGAGTTGATATAACAATAGCTTCTCTATTTGTGTACTGATGGTTGAAGATTTCAGTGTTAAGTATCAACTCTGAATCTCCAACCTTTTTAGTGTTATTATATCTTTTTCCTTTTGGTGTTACAACAAAGTTGTAAACACTTTTCACTAGTACTCTAAATTGTATTCTATAGACACAGCCATATTTTTGTTAAAGTCCTTCCAAGGTAATACGTCTTTGTTTTTTTTAATATAAATAGAATATTTATCTTTTTCTTCTAATATATCACAAATAGTATGTCCCCCGTAAACCTCTTGACCAACAGCGTAGTGCATAGCGTCATTTTTGTAGTCTTTACCTACACTAATCTTTCTTATCAGCTTTGCCATTTTCCTTTGGATAGTTTATAGTACCGTCTACAATACTAATGTCAAAAGTACCATATTCCTTCTCAAACTCTACCTGTAAAGATGTTAAATCTTCTTTTAGTGTAGACATACCGTGTACTAGTTCATGTTTTCTTACTTCAATCCCACCTATTTCTATTTGAGATCTATTTAAGTTGTTAATTAAATCCTGCATTTTCTTTAAATGTTTATCAGAAATTTTTTCAGGTTTTAAGTCTATTATTTTTTCTTTTTTTGTTTTTGCCATTTTATTTAATTTAATTGTTAATATTATAGACTATGATAGTCTGTTAAAAATGTGTTTATTAATGCAATATTACTATCGCTCACTTCTTGATTATAAAATATAACTTCATATATTTTTCCGTCAAATTGTCTATCCGCAGTTGCTTTTTGTCTATGACCAACCACGCTTATTGCTCCAGCTGTTGGATTTGTTAAACCAGCTCCAGCCGCATTAGTAGACGACGTGTCTATAGCTAAAAGACTACCGTCTTTATATACCTTATGTAAACCAGAATCGTTTCTAACTATTGTAACCAGCATTTTTCCTCCAGCAACTGTAAAATGATTAGCTACATCAAAATAAATTGTAGTAACGTCGTTAGTGTAATTAAGTCTTATTCTATCATTGTTTTGAAACTCCATAAACTTACTACTACTAGAAGATAAAAAACAATTTTGCGTGCTGTCATAACTTTCTATATCTAAAACTATAAAGCAAGCTATACCCGTGTCTGCTGATATACTTATTGAAGAAGCAAGATCATAATGATCTCCTTCTGATTCTTCAAAGTCTAAACCACCGCCTGAAAGAGCAGCTCTATTTGATTCTGAGCTTTGACTAGCGTGATTTGAGTTACCAGACGAATCGTCCCATTGACTTACCGGATCACCAGTTAGTCCAACATTGTTTCTAAGCCATAACTGTATTCCACCAACATCTGTTGGTAGAAATTCTGACGATAGCGCAGCACCCCCTGTTAAACTAGCTCCTAATCCTAACATTATTTACCGAAATAACAAATTACACCGCCATCAGCATCAGCTTCTGGTTGAAACATAGTCCATCTACCATATATCGTAAGTCCTTTTGGAAATTTAACTCCATCTGTAGTTGTACCTCCAACACCGTGGTATTCATCAAGGAAATAGAATGTGTTTGCGTTATCTATATTAGTTGCGTCAAACACCGAGCCATCAGCGTTTTCCAGCGTTAACGTAGTTCCGCTAATACTCTTTACCACTATTCCACTCGCGTTAGGTCCTTGGTAAATAGGTGTTGCTGCTACTATTGACCCATAATTACCAGCAGCATGATCTATATCAAGACCAGCATCAATAGTATCATTGTCTTCCGCTATTATAACATATTGCCCTACTTTTATTTTAGCGTTAGCCGCGGTTAGAGTTATAACACCTACACTTGATCCAGCGGCATTAGCAGCTGCCTCAGTAACACCTATATAGTTAGCGTCGTTTGCCTCTGTACCTTCTGATGTTATAAACTGTGGACCCATAGTATCTAACGTTTCTGTATGTAGTTCTGTTGGTGTGTTATCTGCTAAAAATTGAATAGCTACAATAACATGGCCTTTTGGTGGATAAACAGGTTTTGCTAAATTTGTAAATACGCTACCCATTTGTCCGAAGCCATAAGCGACTTCTGTTGAATTTATTCCCATAATTTTATTTTTTTACTTTTTCAAATGATCGACCGCCAAAATAAGCGCCGATCACAGTTATTAATACCAGTTGTAATAAATCTACCCATGTGTCTTTAACGTCAAACTTTATAGCACCTGCATCTATAAATATTAATAACATTGTACATACTATTAAAAATATTAAAACCATTGGTCTAACATTTTTACTAAGCCATGA